TACCTGTAGGTGCCGCAATTACACACTTTTTAGTTGTGTGCTTAATCAAATACTTAAGAAAAGTTGTCTTACCTGTTCCAGCTTTTCCTGTCACGAACATGTTGTCATTTGTGTTCTCAATCAAGTCCATGACCTTCTTCATTTCATCTGTCAAAACCATATCTTTTAATTATGATTCATTGTTTTTATTAGATTTCGTGAAGTGTAAACAGCACATCACGATTATCAAATTGTATATCATCTCCTTCCTGGAGTTCATCTGCATATAATACGATTGGGTTGTCTTCTCCATCTCGTTTTACAACAAGCTGGGCATCTTTATCAATCTTGTAAGTCTGACCATTATTCAACTCTACTTCAACATAGTCTTTTGATTCAATGCTGTCTCCAACTACAGTAACATCAGATGGGTACAAACCAGCTCGCTCTGGAAGCAAAAAGCGTTCAAAGATCAAATCATATTTAATTGGATCTATCAACGTAATGCCAAGCAAGTAAAGTACGAGGCATCCACCAGCAGAACCACGGCCGCATCCAACGAGGATTCCATTTTCTCTTGCCCAGTTTACTGTATCGTATTGAACAAGCATGTAATCTACATTGTTTGTTGCTTCCAGTACATAGATTTCATGTTCTAATCGCTTTTTATAGACCTCTTTCTTTTCTTCTGGAACCAGTTTATCAAAACCTTCTTTCAGCAGTCCAAGGAACATTGAATGTCGGTCTCCCCAACGCTCTTTCTCCTTGTCGGTCATATCATACTGCGGCATGAAGTTTCTATCTGTTTCAAACAGAGCTTTTGCTCCATCAGCTATGACAACTGTATTCTCACAAGCATAATTAAAGATGTCTTCAATATCTTCCCACTCGTCCTTGTCAAATAAAGGCTCAAATGTAGCCCAATGTTCATCAAGATCCTTGAAATACTGGTCATCAGACTGTTCATGTGCTGCTCCTTCTGCTATCTTATTGAGGATAATCTTGTTTTTTGCATCATCCTTGTCAAGGTAATAGCAATCAGAGATAAGAACTGGAGGAACAGTACCATTGTCATATAAGTTGTCAAAGTAATACTTTGTTGACTCCAGGACACGAATGTCAATTCTTTCTGCCTTAAATTCAGACAAATCCAATTGATAATAGCAGTCATCAAAAGAGTCCAGGAACTTATTGATTTTATCTCCTATACCATGAAGCCATACTGAAGAGTATTTGTCAAACACGATAATGTTTCCTTCTCCCCTATTCAACAGTTCTACAAGATCTATAATCTTATCGGTAGAATCCACATTAATGGCTTTCTGTATTCTAAGAAGGTTCTGTAACCCATTCTGTGTCTGGCAATATATCTTTGCTCCGACCTTATCAACACCATCTGTAAATGTAAGAGAATAACCAAAAACTGGTGATATTCCAGCAGACAAACATTCTTTCTGCAAGACTAAGGCCCCAGCCATAGTGTTATAATCGCATATACCAATCGCCTTTTGCCCCAGATATTTGGCTTTCTTGACCCAATCGCCTATTGAGAATGAGCCATTCAAAAGCTCATAAGGAGTATGTACTCCCAAGTTAACAAATGGCTGGTCATGCTCACATTTCTTTCTGGTACCAATATACTTCAAGATGTTGAACTTAAATTCCTTTCTTGTGTCATAATAATACCAATTGTCACCAAACTTAAACACGATATAGAAGATCTCTTCATCGTGTAATGTTTCGATGTTCTCTGTTGCATTGAACTTAACGTTGTTCTGCAAATCAGTTCTGAAGATTGAGCTTATCAAGTTTGTATCTTCATAATACATCTTTCCAAGCCCTTCAACGTTTACAACTTCATCGTCAAGAATTTCATACTGTATCTTATTGGCATCCAGCCATTCCAACAATTCATTGCTCATATTTTATTCAATTTATATTCTATAGGTGTTTTGAGTCTAAAAGAAAAAGTGTCAAATATATCCCAGAAATCCATACTGTCAAAGTCATCTGAAGGATTCTCAATATCTGCTATATAGACATCGAAGTAATCGTTCAATTGAAGCGATGTCTTTTTAATAGATTCTACAGCGTCTCCGTCATATCCTACAACCACGGTCTTTACACCTTTTGATTGCAACTTATATATCTGGACATCGGAAATCTTCTTTCCAAACGTTGCCACAACAGCTATCTGACTATTATCGTAAAGATTTAACTTCCTGGTAAGTGCAATTGCGTCAAACACGCCCTCTACAATTATTACCGTATCTGTTTCATCTTCTATAACCGCATCATAGTTATACAACAATTTAACGAAGTCATTTTCAGTACTATTGCGGTATCGCATAATCTGATATTCTCCATTATGTCTTGCCTTTCTGTTGTATTCATCTATCTCTTTTTTATCCCATGTATGACGTGACACATAGCCGACAACATCTCCACCATCTATGATTGGAAAGATGACATAATCATCAAACTTGAAATTCATACCTCTTGTGGTGCCTACTGGGAAATAATCGTAATCATCTTCAGTAAACCCACGTTGTTTAAGGTATCTGTTTCTATGTGTCCTTTTATATCCTTCTGGCATATTGACAACTGAAAGCGAGTCATCTATTTCTTTATCGTCTTCTTCATCCAAGAAAGAAAAGCGATTTTGGATATTTGACTGGTCCAGATTAAACGTGTCTGTTACGACAAGATCTTCTCGACCAATGTCTTTCAGCAGCTCGTTAAGCGTTCTGGTTGAATGGCCGCAAGAAAAGCAATGCGCCATAAACGTTTGCTTCCTGTCTGTAGGCTTACCAACATAAATACCGTATTTGCCGCCTGTATGCCCACAATAAGGACATACAGGAACAACTAGGTTTTTACCACTACCATCCAGTTTTGCGTGCAATTCAATTGTCAGCTCGCTTATTATATGCTCTTTTTCTTCTTTACTCAATTCCATATTAGCTTACCAATCTTAAGTTCATTGTCCTTTCTTTATCATAGAATTTTTCATTCTCATAATCAGTAGCAATCTTAATAGGATCGCCCTTCTTAAAGAATCTGGACTTAGCAACATACAATCTCATCGTGTCCTCTTTCATTTCATTGTCACTCTGATTAAGAGTAATCAAATGTGTCATAGGACGTGCAAGACCTTTTGCTTCTGCACAGTTATACTCTGTCAACACCTTGCTTTCATCGTTCAAGAAATCCTTGTTTTCGATAGTTGCCTGGTAGGTTACAACCATCCAGACATTCTCTTCTCCAGCCAAGTCTTTGAGGTCATTTGCCACTGCGATACGTCTATGTCGCTCTCCATTTTCACTCCATTTACGTCCACTGGAATCAGTCAGCAGATCCATAGAGTCTATGATAACAACATCTGGGTTATATCCAAACAGTTTCTTGTATTCTTGAATACCATTCTTAATATCAAGAGTTGAAACCTGGTTGGCAAACTTAGGATATGCTCTTACTTTCAATGTTCCAGACATGGCCTTAACCAAATCTATCATTACGGCAAAATCTCTATCCTTAATGGTGCCAGTATTGTATCTGAAAGAGCTACATTCTACAAGGGAAGCAGAATAAGCGTCAGTTACTTCATCCTTAGATCCTTCAAGCTGGAAGTGAAGCACATTCAAGCCATCCATTTGGGCAGAGCATTTACCAACCCACCTTGCGGCATGACTCTTACCAACTCCTGTAGGTGCCAGAAAGCATGTCAACTGAGTTCGCAAATCTCTTCCAGCATTCATTTCATCCAGACCATCAATATAGAACCTTGTTATAGGCTTTAATTTTGATTCCTGGTTGTGCTTCTCTCTGTTTCGTTTGAATCTTGACTCAAATGTCTCACCTACATCTATGAATTCATTCTGACGTAAGGAGAATTCATTCTGCCAATCTGCAAAACTTGACATGAGTTTGAATGCTTTTTCACTTTCTTGCTTGGCATAAAGCTCGCCTATCTCTTTGAATGTCTTCTGGAACTTTACATTTCTGAGATATTCCTCAAACTGTTCTAGAATGACATCTGCTTCAACACCTTCAGCACAATCTTTTATATCATTAAGCAGAGCAGTTACCTCTCTGTTCATAGACACGATTTGGCTTATGATGTTAAGTGTAGGGGCCGACTTGTGTTCTTTATAATACTTTCGCAAGTAAGTCTGGAGTGACTGGAAATCTCGTCCTGGAAGGTAAGAATTCTCCATGTACGTGCAAACTAAACCGCAAACGTAATCATATTGAAAACAACCGTAGTATAGCTCAAATAAGAAGTCTTCCGTTAAAACGTTACCTTTATCCTTTGCCATATTTTTCAATTCTTATTCTGTACAATTCTGGATATTTGCGTTCTGTCTCCTTCATACAGTCCTGTGCGTTTGTACACATATTGCATGTTTCTGAAAATGGGGACCACATCAGAGTTGAAATTTGACAGATTGCATATCCAACTTGCGTATTCAAACATCTTTTTTTGGTGCTCTCCTCTGCTTCCATATAAATGTACTTTGCTTGAGGATGCTCCTGTTTTTGTTCAGATATTAAAGAATTCAGATAGGCTCTTGTAAGCTGTGCTTCAGATAACCATTGGTTTTCCATGAAGGTTTTCTCTCTGGATGACATTTGCTTGTATTTGTCCAGAGCGGTTTTTCCGAATACATTAGGAGCCAATTTTTGTTGAAACTGCGCATTTCTGTTCTTATGAATCTGGAAGATACAGTAATCAACAATGCGTGAAGAGTTAATGTCACCTCCACACAAATTAGAGAAGTCTTTTATCCACTTTGATAGTTTTTTGTTGGTAGCCCCTCCATTCGGAAATTTGAAGGAGGGGTCAATCAAACGTTTTTCTATTTCAGTGTATATTGACTTGATCTGCTTAATTAGTCGTTCTTCGCTTACCATCTCTTGTCAATAGTTTCTGAAGTTCCTTTCGTGCCAAGAATAAACGACTTTTAACTGTATTAATATTGCGAGATTCTAAGGCTCCGTTCTGGTATTCAAATTCCGCAATCTCTTTAAGGTCATAACCTACAAACTGGTAGATTAATGCTCTTTTAAGCTGCGGTTTTAAACTGTCAAGTGCATCAAGTATTTCGTCTCCAAAATACTCTCTGTAATTGTCAACAGTTATACCATTACAACCACCTTCATGTTCTACGTCTGAGAGGCATGCGGTAGGATATGACTCTATGTCATTGTCTCTATCCTTCATGTTTTCTCTCTTCTGTCTCTTTTCTTCAATCTTATATACGTGTCTTTTTGTCACGATATGCAACCACGTATGGATTGACATGGAGGTGTCGTAAGTCTCTATATAACGGTACATATTGGCAAGGACTGCATTATAGTTTTCTTCCACATCACATGAATGATATGTGTAGTCAATGCACAATTTGTATATCATATTTTTATATGGTTCAACATACTGAGCAAATAATGCTCTACGTTTCTTTGCTACTTCATCAGAGATTCCTCTCCCTGTGTTGATGGAACTGTGTGTCTTTTCCACGCTTCTCGAACGTTTAATTTAAACAAATGATCAACGTTCATCAATTTGTGGATCTTACAATACTGCTTCCATTTATTATCACAAGAGATAAAAAACTCTCTAACTTTATCATCGGAAGGTTGAGGAGTTTGTGACAGGAATTCATAAAAATCCCCAAGAATAACTCCTAAATTACTAACGTGACTTGCGTTCTGTCTTTGTTGAACACGCCTCATTCTTCTTGCTTGACTCATAAGTCTATTACTACAATTAAAGTTTATATTTTCTTACATAATACTTGAAGATGTGTGTTGCATCTGCCATATTATCATCACATGGTGTGATATTCCAGCGTTTAATGCAATAAGCAATCATCTTCTCCTTGTCAGCTTTTCCATCACCAGTAGCCCATTTCTTTACGGTGCTAACATTTACAAACTTTGGCTCTGGGAGTCCAAGCTGGGCGCATATTAGGAACAATATGCCTCTAAATTCAGATAATTTGCGCATACCAACGAACTTGCCTTTAACATTTACGTCTTCTGCGACAATCAATTTGATGTCATTCTTTTGGATAAACTCTTTAAGAGTGTTGTAGAACGAAAGATGTTGCTCTATAGCGTTCCTTCCAGTCTTCTGAGTAAAATTCCATGTTCCAGCCTCGTGCGTACTGTAGTAACCACAGTGAGTTGCAATATCAAGGCTGAGGATATTATCACGTGTTATTGCTTCTTGGTTCTTTTCATCTTGTTCTTTAGTCATTTATATATGAAACACCATTTTGTTTGTTAACCACAGTTCTGTATGGGTAGCCTTCAGCAATATTGCCGTGACTTACAACGAGACTTGTGATTTCTAATTGATTAAGGGCCTCGAAGGTATTATCAAGACCACCTTCATCACACGCATCAAGAATCTCATCAAGAATAAGAAGGTCAAGGCCCTTTCCTGGGTCACAGTTCAAGTTGGTCAGCTTGTGCATAGCCAATATGCTTGCAAGACTTACTCTAGTCTTCTCTCCTTCTGAGAATTTTCCAAATGATCCGCAATCAACTCCATCACGCAAAAGAGATATTGAGATCTTGTCACGTACCTTTCCGCTCTTCAACACTGTAAATCCAGAGAATTGGATGCGTATATCACTTCCAATAGCCTCCAGGAACTCATTTGTTATATGTCCTAAAGCATCAATCTTCGAATTTGCAAGATGGGTCTTAAACTCAACGAAGTAAGCGTCCTGTTGCTTTAATTGATTCAGTTTAGACTCAATCTCATCCTTATGCTTCACAGCGTCTTCATATTCTTTCTGGCATTTCTCCTTTTTGGATTCCATAGATTTCAAGACATCTGTTTCCGACACATTCAGCAAGTCATTGTTTGCATCCTTAAGAGACTTGATGGTTCCTTCTGCATTTTTGACTTCTTTGTCTAAATTAAGAATAATATCATCAAGCTTGCCTCTTTTACTGTCAATCAAATCAAATGCTTCATCAAACATATCAACAATAAGGTTGTCAATGCTCTTCTCAATATTGTCAACCTTAGCGTTCAATTTAGTCAAATCAACATTAAGGTTTGAAATTGATGTGCTCAATTTATTGATATTGTTTTTAGAATCTGAGAGACTGGCAAACAGTTGCGATTTTTCAGACGTAAGTTTATCACTCAATGCACGCTGAGATGACTTGTCAGAATCACAGGTGTCAAGTGTTTTGTAATTGTCGGAAATTGTATTGTCAATATCCTTAATCTCACCTTGTCGGTCCTGTAGTTTTTTTCTTACGCCATCAATATCAACATCGTCAGAAAGTGTGAACTCATGCTTACACTTAGGACAAACTATCACTCCAGCAAGCTGTGCATTCAATGTAGCTACATCTTTTTCAAGGTTTTGCTTCTGGGATCTTAAACTCTTTATGCTATCTTCAACAGATTTGATGTTTGCATCAATATCATTGATTTTAGCTTGAATCTTTTCAGATTTTGTACCATAAGTTTCCATGAACTTGTCGTACTTTGTTTTGAGTTTAGCGTAATTAGCTTGCTCCTTTTTAAGAGATGATTCTTCTGCCTTCAAAGATTTCTCAATTTCACGACTGAATTTGGCGGTATCTTTCAACTCTTTTTTGTAATCATCTGCCTTCTTTAGGTAGTCGTTTCCCAAATGCAGCTGAGAGTCTTCAGAACATTTCTTGTTGTATTCTGCAAACTTACTGACGATAGACTTATAACATTGAGACATGTCTAAATCCTGGTCCTTATCCAGCCTTTGGCATTCATCATCAACATCATCAAGTCTGTCATACTGAGAATTCAATTCTCCAATTTCAGACTCTTTCTGTCTAATCAACGCTCTCTGTTCAGCAATGAGTTTCTTGTTGCTTTCAATCTTCTCTTCTTTTGTCTGTTTGTTCGAAAGAGATGTTTGCTTAAACTCATTTATCTGTTCAGACAACACATTTACCTGCCCTGTCTTCTCAGAAACCAACATTTGAGCCTCGGTCAGTTCTTTTGCAACAGGTTCTATGTCTGCATGCAAGGCCTCAATTGCCTCATCTACAACGATACCATTGCTAAACCTGTTGATAATTTCCTTCTTGTCCTTATCAGAGCTGGACAGAAACGACTTATACTTGTGCTTTGACAAGATTATGTTTGAAAAAATCTCATCCTTTGTCAGACCTATTTGGTGAAGTACTTCTTTGTTATATTCAGCAACAGAAGAACATGGCAATTCAATCTCTTCGCCAAGCTCATTCATTGTAAGCCTTATTGTCTGGGCAGACTTTCTGAACAGGTGACGCTCAATGGTAAAGATTCTTTCTTCATCAAGAAGCGTAATAACAATCTCTGCTTCATCAGCGGCATCATTGATAATCTCTTCTGCTGACTTAATATCACGCAATACATCTCCAGTCAGACCGATAGAGATTGCTTCAATAAGAGCAGACTTACCAGAACCGTTTGAAGGCTGAGAGTCATTATCCATATTGTTGCCAAAGATCAGTGTTGTATGTCCTTGCCCAATTGTATAATCAAGCTCCTCAAAAGCACAGATATTTCTTGCCTTTACTTTTTCTAACTTCCACATACCTAGCTAATTTTTTCGAGATATTTCAATCCAAGTTCAACATTTGTGTTTCCCTTGCTAATACAGAACTCTTTCCATTCATTGACAATTTCATGCTTGTCATACTTCTTGTCCAGAGCATGGCTTGAAACCTTCTGTGTGTCAGTTTCAATTGTATCAATCTCAACTTTTGTGGCACCAGCGGCAATGAGTTTTTTCTTGTCAATTGTCGACTTTACAGTACTGTCACAGCTAACTCGTAGCTTAACCTTATACTTGCCTTCCTCTTTGATTTGGTTAAGTTCTGCCAGCAATTCATCATCAATACCGTTTACAGGTACATCAATAACCTTATAGCGAGTATTAACTTGATTCTGGATGAATTCAGTGGTACCGTCATCAAACAAGATTGTATAACCCTTCATCTCATCTTCTCCAAAGTTTGCTTGTCTTGAAGAACCAATATACTCAATATTTGTATTCTTGATTTTGGCTCTATTGTGATAATGGCCTACAAGAACTTTGTCAAAGTCTTTAAATATCTTTGTTGGAAGTTCTTTCTTACTTGGAGTTGCAAGGGCACCATTAATGCCTTCATGTATGTACAATATATTATTGTTAGAAGGATTAAAGTCATTTTGAACCATGTCTTCTAAACGCTCAGTAAACGAGCCATCTTCTGGGAAGTAACTCATTACATATAGCGTTCCATTGTCTCCAAAATCAATTGGCATATAATCATCTACAACAAACACGTTCTTGTATTCACTGAAGATGTGACTGTAACCATATAGAGATTCTTGGTCAATCAAATCGTGATTACCTTCAGCTATTGTCAATGTGATGTCGGCATTACCAGCCTTGATAATAGCGTCTCTTACAGCTAACAGAACATCAAGTGTTTGAGAAGAACGAGACTGCCATAAATCTCCACCAATAATAATATCAACAATACCACGTTTCTTGCATATATCCAATGCTTCATCCCAATTCTTCTGAAAGTCTTGAAGACTATCTCTAGAAACGTGAATGTCATTAATCAATAAAAATTCGGCTTGTTTCATGTTACTATATTTAAAAAGGTGGCTCATTTTTATATTAAAGCCACCTTTTATATTAACAATAATTATCTTGTTCTTCGACGCTCTGGACGTGCTGTTCTGCGCTCACGTGTACGAGGTACGGCTGGCTCATTATTGTCAAAATTGTGCTCACCACGACTATGACGGCCACTGTCACCAGACTCCTCATCATCGTCAGAATTTTCTGGTTCTGACTCTGGCTCCTGTTCGTCATCTGTAGGATCGTCTGTTTGCTCATTCTCTGGCTCATCAACAGGATCCTCATCTTGATAGTCATCTGGATCATTATCACCAGCATCCTTCAAACGCTCCAGGCAATCCTCAATGTCATTGAGCAGAACCTCATTTGACTTTCCACGAACAACCTTAACGGTTATGTCTGCGTTATCGTCAATATACTCACGAATACGGTCACGAAGAGCGATACCCTCGGTTGACTTGTCAGTCTTTCCTTCAGACTTATACTTCTCGTAGTAAGCCCACATTGAGTCGATGTCGTAGCCAATCTCGTCAGAGCCATTGTCACCATCATCGTCAGAATCGCCATCCTTGTTCTTCTTGTCGAAAGAGAATGATGATTTGTCATCAGCTGGAAGCTCCATCTTGATCTTGTCAATAACGTCCTTGATCTCCTTGCTTGACATCACATCCATCTCGTTCTTCTCATCATACTGCTTCAAGTACTCGATGGTAGCTTCAAGATGGAATTTTTTGTAGCGATATGCTGCATCTGGAATAGTCTGGGTGTCAAACAAAGCCTGGCATTCCTCGTTTGTCAAAGGCTGCTTACCAGAAAGGATGTCAACACTGATAGTGTATTTGGTCTTTCTGTTCTCAGTCTTGCGCTTAATCTGTACTGGGAAGGCATCTGCTGGAGAAGAAATAGGACAACCAACCTTTTCGCCATTCTCGGTAACTCGCTTCCAGATTTCGAGCTTTGCGTCTTCCAACTCCTTGTATTGTGGGTAAGACATAGAGAACAACTGAATTCCATCCTCCTTCTTCTTAAGGTTGTAGATGTACATCAAACGTTGAGAATCCCACTTCAAGCCACCTTCAAAACCAGATGCCTTAATCTTGTCCATAAGCTTCTCATCATCACCATACATCTTTTCAGCTACCTTAAGGTACTCATCAATAAGGTCAACTGAAATACCAGCATAACTTGAGTGACATACGTTTACGAAGAAATCCTTATCACCCTTCTTTGCTCCTGGCTTAACAAGACGAAGAACTTTCGTCTTAATTGGGTATTCATATCCCTTGCGCTCCATCTTGTAGCTTCCATCAGCTTGCTTAATAGGGATAAGAGGCAAAATACGGATTGAATACGTTCCGTCCTTGTCAATACGGAAATGGTTAGTCTTCTGGAAACTTGTGCTCTCATCAGCACTCTTCTGAAGAGCCTCCTCATAAGTCTCCTGCTGCTCCTGCATCATCAGAAGCGGATTAAATTTTTTGTTTTCTTCCATTTTAAAAAATGAAGTTTAATTATGTGTGAGAGGAAGATTATTCCACTGATCGGTATAAGCACCTGCCCAAAGTTCCTTCGCTTCTGGAGCGTTAATGTCACTCTTAGGCTTGATGTCAATTCCCCATTCAGTTTTGGCATGATGAACAATACTCTCTATAACTTTGTTCATCTCACTTGCTTTTTCATTTTTCAGATCAAAGTATTCAAACTTTTCTCCGTTCGGAAGATGACAGACATGAATTGGTGCGTACACCTCTTCAAAATATCTGTATAGTGCATTTACTTGTGGGTGCCCTGGAAGCTCATCAGAGATTTGCTTAAGAACTATTCCAAATAAATACTTCAAATTGTTCAGAGACCTGTTTTTGGTATCGTCCATGATCAAGACAGTATAATCACCATCTTTCAAATTTCTAATAGCCATTTGAAGGTCTGTTTGTGTTGCCTCTGCGTCTTGCACAATGAGGCGTGCCTTGCTATGTAGCATAGCGTTTATTTTTAAATTCGGTTGCAAAGATACACATTATCAATTTAACTACCAAATTTTTCTGCAACTATTTTATGTTAAAAAATACAACTATCTAGTTTACAGATATTTAGTATTTTTGTAAAATATCGTATTGACACTACATATCAGATAACTTCTCCGTTATATCGAAAATCTCATTAACATTCTTCACTTTCCAGATTCTCTGGTTTGTGGAGCCACGCCATTGAAGATTCGGCAAAGATAGCTTGCTGACGAACGGACCATCTACTAATACATCTATATACGATAAGATTTCTGGGTAATGCAGTTTAATCCACTCTAGGGTGTAACCAGACCATAGCCAAATTGTTTTGTCTGTGTTCTCCTTTATCATTTTACACAAATTCAATATTGGCTCATACTGCATCAACGGTTCTCCACCAAGGATAGAAATATCAAACTGATCTGAATTCAGCTGAGAGAATACGCTGTCCACCGTCTGCTTCTCTCCAGACTCAATATCCCACCATTGCTTATTGTGACATTCGGCACAATGGATAGGACAACCAGAAACATATAAAGAATTGCGCAGCCCAACCCCATCAGTAGAGGTTGAGTACACAATTCTTGCTATATACAGTTCGTTATTAGACACCATGCGTTACACGATCGTGCAATTCTGCCAATTTACCGCTATTCCATCTGTCGGTGGTGCCAACTAGATAGCCAGTAATACGCTGAAGTTTGTCAATGTTGTGACTGCCACACACTGGGCATTCCTCCAGATTTGCAGAAGCATCTTCATAAGAGCAGTCCAAACATCTGTTACGGTTGTGATTGATAGAACCATATCCAATATCGTATTTATCAATCAAACCAACAATTTGCTCAACAGCCTTAATGTTGTGAGTTGCATCTCCATCAAGTTCTATATAGAAGATGTGACCGCCACGAGTCAAGTCATGGTAAGGTGCTTCAATCTTTGCCTTGTGGTCCGCACTGCACTTGTAATAAACAGGAACATGATTAGAATTTGTATAATAATCCTTATCAGTCACTCCAGGAACAACACCGTACTTCTTTTTGTCTTTCTTAGTAAACTTACCAGAAAGGCCTTCTGCTGGAGTCGCAAACACAGAATAGTTCAAGTCATACTGATCAGACAAGATCTTTGTTCTATCACGCATAAACGTAATAATGTCAAGACCTAATTTCTGTGCCTCTTCTGACTCTCCATGATGATGGCCGCACAAAGCAATCAAACATTCAGCAAGACCAATAAATCCAACACCAAGAGTTCCATGCTTCAGAACTTCACGTACTTCATCTTCTGGCTTAAGGTTTTCAGAACCGACCCACATGCCAGACATAAGCAATGGGAATTGCTTTGCCAAAGCGGTACACTGGAACTGATAACGCTCATAAAGCTGCTTTCCAGTAATGTTGATGGCATCAGTCAATTTTTCAAAGAATGCCAAAAGTCGCTTGTCCTTGTTCTCAATGTGCATTACAGATAAAGCGAGACCTGGAAGATTGATTGTCGAAAAGGACAAGTTACCACGTCCTACAGACTGGCTCTCTCCGAATCTATCCTCAAATACACGAGTACGGCACCCCATTGTCGCAACCTCATACATGTATCGTTTCGGATCATCAGCCTTCCACTTACTGCTCTGATTGTATGGTGCATCCAAATTTACAAAATTCGGGAAGAATCGTTTTGCTGTCACCTTACATGCCAACTTGAACAAATCATAGTTTGGATCTCCTGGTAAAAAGTTTACACCACGCTTTTTCTTCCAAATCTGAATTGGGAATATTGCAGTAGCATGATTTCCTACGCCATTGTAAGTTGATGACAGCAATTCTCGAATAACGCATCGACCTTCTGCACTCGTGTCTGTTCCATAATTCACAGAACTGAAGACAACTTGATTGCCACCACGAGAATGAATCGTGTTCATATTATGGATAAACGCTTCCATTGATTGATGGACACGCTCAACGGTCTGATTGATAGCTTGCTGACGAACTCGCTCATCACCCTTCAAATTATCAAGTTCCTTGTGCAAGTAATCATCAATTTTTGATTCATACAAATCGCTGAAATCGTAACACAGGAAATCTTCGATTTTCTTCACCTCTTCAATATACGTTTTACGCACAAAAGGAGCAAGATAGAAATCAAAAGCTGGGATTGCCTGTCCACCGTGCATCTCGTTCTGAATGGCTTCCATAGAAATACAGCTGAGAATGCTAGCTGTCTCAATGCGCTTTGCAGGACGTGACTCTCCATGTCCAGCACGAAAACCTTCATTTAACAATTTATCAACTGGGTGCTGCAAACAGGTAAGCGATTTTGTAGGATAGTAATCCTTATCGTGTACATGCAAAATGTTGTCATCAACCAACTTGCGAACATCATCAGAAAGCAAGAACTCATCAACGTATTCTTTAGTACGTTCACTTGCCACCTTCATCATCATTCCAGCAGGTGTATCAGCATTCATATTAGCATTTTCACGAGTAATATCGTTCTTCTTAGCAGCAACAATATCCGTGATAATATCATTTGACTTACTGTTACGTGCCTTGTCACGCTTGTGTCTGTAAATGATATATGCACGTGCAACATCTGGAAGAGAACTCTGCATCAGATAATTCTCAACCATCACTTGAATGCTGTTAACGTCAAGAATATCAGATTGATTGTTCTCAATTTTATCAGCAATAGAGTTGGCGAGTAAAAAATCAATCTCGCCAACCTCTTTCATAGCCTTTGTGATAGCACCACGAACTAATGATTTGTCAAACAAAACAGTTCTACCATCACGTTTTATAACATTCTGTACCATTTAATTAAATGAATTTATACTATAAGATACCTTTATTCTTAAATTCCTCATGTAATGGGTGTGCAAGTTCATACGCTTGTGGATGAGCGTGCGCCTTGTCATCTCTTAAACTAAAGAAATGATTCCAATCTTCAGCAAAGCCAGTCACAACAAGCTCAGTTTTCAATGCGTTCTGCAAAATAGCTCTTGCCTCCTGCGCCTTCCAGCCTTCTGACAACAATCCAAGATACAAATCCTCTGACATTTTTAACGTCTGAAGAAATATATGACCTGCCTTGTCGTTTTCGCACCACTCAGAACTTGGCATCCAACATGGCTGGATGAAAGTAAGCTCGTTACCAAACTTGTCCTTTGAATAATTGCAATAGCGAGTAGATTCCTGTGCAAAAGACATTACACGATGACGAACAAATTCATGTGAAACGCCACGATCACAAATAAACTTAACGGTATATCTTTTTGGATGTTCATCTTGCGGCTCAGACAAGTATTTCAAGTCATTTTGCCATTTGTTCTCAATCAAAACACGCAAATTTGTTGTGATATAATATACAGCAACTCTTTTACCATCAATGTCTTTTTCGAATGAAGCAACCTTACTATATTTGTTGTTCTTGTATCGAAGAGCCTTTACGTATATAGGATCAATGATACCACGATTAATAGCATGTGACATTACCAAATACAATGTTCCATGTTCAACCATCGCCAGATGACCAGACTTCACAAGTCGGTCAACAAAAGTTTTTGCACTGTCTGGAGTGATCTTGTCTTCAGACTTGTAACAAGTTCTTCCAATGAGTTCAATGTGCTTATACAGACCATCAAGTCCGTTCTGCTGCTCAATAAACTCATAAGAAGGTTTTACTAATTTCATATCTTCTTATCTATTAAAACTGGATAATATAGATTCTATTATCCCAATCAATCGGGATTCATCACCTGTAAATTTAAACCATTCTGTATGTCCGTTTGTGTAAAATGGATGTGGTGTAAGTATATGCTCGAAATCTGCCAGAATATACTTTTCACAATAGCCTAGTTTATCCCATGTTTTGACAACGGCTATTGTACGCTTGTCAACATGGCTATTATAATATAGCTTACTAATGCGTGTTGTGACACTTCCATTTGTTGATCCAATCTTGTACAAACCAGTCTCCGTACATTTCAACAAATACAATGATTTGGGAGATGGCTTTTGGACAGGGAAGGGCTGGAAAAACCTGGAAACCCTGTGATTCAATTACTTACGATTTTTAAATACGATATAATAGATAAAATTCATCAAATGTGTTTGCAAAGATAAGGTTTTTATTTGAAACAACCAAGAAAATAAGCAAAAAAAATAGAGCATATTGACAATGCTCTACTGTTTATTTAGATACTTATTTAATCTCAAATGTATATAATACAACTCTTTAGACACACTGGTTTTTAGAGCCATTTTGGGCCTACAGCCACATTTTCTATATTCAATCAATGCTCTCCAAAACTTCTCTTTTCTAAATAAGGGGTCACTGGAAGAATAAGCAAATGCCTCTATTAGGTTTGCTGATGGAGCACGTAGTTTCATAAACTCAGCAACATCCATCAGCATCCTATATTCTATTGGAGTTTCATGCTTCAACAAGAATCCGATTCTTGTCTCATCAAACTTCTTCAGTTTGTACCCCTTTGGCCTTCCGACCTTTCTTCTTATTGCCATCTTCTTGAATCAATGGTTTTTCAAAAGACTCAATTTTCTCTTTAATTTGGCTGGCAGCTTTCATTGCTGCAATATCAGCACTTATGTTTATAATTCTCATATTACACCATATATGTTAAAAGGAAACCTATATATTGTGAGCATCCACCGCTACAATAATCAACTACGCATTCACGACTTCCGCTTGCCATTTTGCAGCACCATTCGCCTCCACGATTGTAAGAATAACCAATTTCTCCAACTGGTGGGTCTATTGATGATGGCAGTGTGAAAATTGTTCCATCATGGTGGGTGTGAATCCTACCTTGTATAGATACTATATTGCCAATCTGACGAGCATAAAGTTTTGCGCTAATTCCACAATTACTAACATCAACACGGACCCATCCTGTATCTTTCGGCTTTGCAGAAACATCGTCTTTATATGCAGCACCAATATTTTCGCACAACTCTCGCTGTCTTTTTTCAAGATCAGAAACATAAGATGCGGAAGATGTATCAAGACCATCGCCAACAATATCTTGGAATTTCTGAGACTTCACAACAGCACGCTCAAAATTGCTGGATGTTGCTGCGCCAATGATGTCACATGCAGCATCCTTTCCTCCAGCATTGTCAACAAACACTGATAGACTTGTGTCCTTGCCTAAGAATGTTGAGTTTGCGTCATCTTTTGTGTACACATCATTGGTATTTGCCTTTTTATTGATAGCTGTATCATAATCAGACACTTTCACATATCTCTTGTCTATATCGTTTCCGTTGACATAAAGAGAGCCGTTTACATAAAGTGTATTATTTATAACAACGTCACCTATTTTGTTGTCAATATAGAAACTTGTTGTCTTGTTATTGGCAAATCCAAAATTAGCCATCGCTGCATTATCCTTGTCAACCCAGGTGATGTATTTAACAAGGCTGTTATCGCTCTTTGCTAACGTACTATGCTTAATTTTAATTCCTGTAACAGAATCATCGCAAATCGTTAAAGATCCGTTAACAGCAACGGTCTTGTTTTTTCCATTAACACCTATTACTGTATTTCCCTTTCCATCTCCAATATTTGTATTTCTAAAATATTTAGTGTCACCATTGAAGCCTTTGACATTAATATTAATAGAACCTGTGTCAACTTGTGCATCAGAATTGTACACATCACTACCAGTGATAGTTATTCCTCCACCCTTAAGTGTATCGGAATGTATCGGAATAGCAACGGTTGCTTTATCTTTCGAAAATGTAAAGATACAAGTGTCATTATGATAAAACTGCAAATCTCCAGCAGTGTTGATTGTAAGTTTATGGTCATCACTTCCACTCATTTTAGAAGAAATAACCAACGTACCATCTTCCTCATAATAAATAGAGCAATTTGCAGCACCTCTAACCATTGAAATATTATCATTGACAACGGCACCACCTTTCGCTGTGATTTTTCCATTAAATATCACCTTCTTATTAACAGTCTGGCTTGCAAATGGAGAATCTATCATAAGTGCGTATTTTCCAAAGAACGCATCTTTCAATCTAGGCACCCCTTCTCCATCCTTTTTGAACATTATTGATTGAGGAGCCTTGTTGGTTAACGGATCATTGACAGTAGGAACACTGGATGAAATTACACACCCATAGATATTTCTACCAACTTTATCAGAAGAATCTGCGTAAGAAACCTGTTCTGTTGAGTTGCTTTCAACAATATATACAGGCCATGAACTTACATTCGACATTCCAGAACAATATCGAACCTTACCATTCATATATACAAATCCTGGTGAAATCTTATTGCCAGAAACATTGCATCCGCTCAAAACAAAGTCTTCACAACCAGTAAAGAGACTGTTAAGCACAAGAGCTATGTCTTGCAAATTAATAATATCGTCAACATAGGTATGTCTTCCACCTTTTTGACTAGTAAATTCTTTCATGTATTATTAATTAAATTCTATTCTATATGATTTACCTGCAACCTTGTATTTATCAATTATATACGAGATCATTCCAGTCAATTCTTTCTCTGTGATGATGCTAGTGTTTACATAAGGACAAAAGACAATAAAGCTAACGTCATTACTGCTAGACTTTTCATTCTGCCATTGAAAAGGCTGCTTCTTGCCGTTTTCATTCTCATTATACAACACAAATTTAGAGATGTTTTCCCCAGCACTTTGAAAATATATTGGAACTCCTGGAACCGTACCGTCTGATATAATGATACATTTGTCTTGGTCTTTAAAATACTTCTTGAATTTCTTGTTCAAATAGTACTCCATCAATATAACCTGGGAAGTAAGACTAGCTTCTACTTTCTTCTCTTGAACCCATTCAACCCATCTATCATTTGCTGTTTGAAGGGGTTTTAAACATGATTGAAGAAAAAGGATCAGTCTACGCCCACCTAAATAGTGAGGCACAAGCTGATTAACCAATCTATCCACATTTATTTTATGACTCCTCATCAGATTCCAACTTTAAATTAATCGCCTCTCTGAAGGTAGGAATATCTTTTTCCTCACCCTTCTTTGTGCTTTGTTTTGTATATCCGCTTGTTGTATATATCTTTCGATCTATTTTCTTCAGTTCGCCAAGCTTGTTATTATCGTCATATTGGGCGATAAATATACCCTGCTCTACAGTGGCACCAGAATTTACATGAACATCTACAACATGGTCAACAGACATAATGACATCAATTACCCTATGTGCATATACCGCTGAATCGAAATCCATATTTGACATAAAGTTAATCAGTGCGGAATCTATGTTCTTATAAAGTTCTTCCTTACTGATTGCTCCATCATAATAAACATCAACACGAGGAACCAATATGTCTCCGTTTCTGGAAACAACATTACACTTTACACCAGCAAACTTGATTTTACTTAAATATGACCTAGCAGAAATCAATTCATCATCAGAAAGTCTGGAAAGAGAATCTTTTGCGCCCTTTGCAACCTTTAAGATAAGAATATCATCTCTATAATCAGAGCTATATGCTATTTGATAGGAAACTTTTGTAATCAGCCGTTTGGCTTCATCTACTGAAGGGTATGAAAACTGTGTTCCATCTTCATTTAGAATCAAATCGTCTCCATATTGCCATTTAAGCATTGCATTTGCATAATATGCTGGAGTGCCATTAATTCTTGCACTGAATATCTTGGCAATATCAGTTGTAAACACGTCCATAAGTGTTTCAAAAGAATATATTGCTGTAGCTACAACCCATGTAAAGGAATTGATTATAGACATCTTTGAATCATTTGTTAATTCTGTCAATTCCAAATACTTGTTTCTTGTATTTACGGCTTCATTGTATATTTCTGTTAATGTACGACTCATGCTATATCTTGATTCTCATATTTATATGTTTTACCATTTATATCAAACACCCAAGCTCCAGCTTCATTCCAAGCAACCTCGTGTGTTATCACATATATAGCCTCCATTCCTGTCTCTATAACATAGTTACCGTTGGAATTTCTTTTCGGCTCCTTATATTCACCAGATGGCATCTTGTCCAGAACAACATGACAATTTCTTCTTTGGTTGTTGTTCTGTGCAATATATATCAAATAATCATCAATACATTTTTCATCTCCATATTCATTGTCTTTCAAAACCAACGACTGGAGGCTCATATCACGAATGCTGTTTAAATTCTTGATATACATCTGTGACAATAACACCATGTATGTTCCTTTGAATAGGAATAGACCTGTTAAATTCATATTGTTCTTATCACAAACAAATTCATCAACAGTTATCGGTGCAACAGGAAGTAAACTTCCATTTATTTTCGAAACATCAAATCTTTTAACATTAAAGTTACCATATAGCTTGACAGTTCTTTTATCTGATTCATTATCAAAAAAATGAAAGTATTCTGTTTCATTTTTATTCAAATGAATTGTCTCCAGGTCCGTGTTGTCACCCCAATCAACTATCATGTCGTTGTCTCCAGACATAGTAAATAAGATTTGCGATTCATCTGCTGGAACTTTTATAACAATACGTATAGGCAAAGAGCACTCTTTATAATAAACATGGCGTTCTCCATTTGCTGGAACTATATTGTTTTCTTTCAGATGGTTGACAATACTATCGTGTACTATAAAGTCTTCATCCCAAAGCAATTCGTCACCAACACTTACACCATTTTCAAATGACAGTTCTGGGTTGTTGACAAATAAGTCAAATATCCCCTCTACAGATCCATGAAGCATTACAGCAATATCAAATATATTCTGTCCTGTTTGAACTTTATACGTCTGCATCTACTTTCGAAAAATCTAAATCTAAATCAAGATTACCTGTATCTGAATCAAACGATGCGTTTAACACCTTTACATTCTCAGCTTCAAATTCGGACTGAAGAACATCAGCCAAATCAGTGTTCGAAATATTAGCATGAAGGTATCTTATCAAGCCAACACCAGATATAGGGTATCTATATGAGTTTGATGGCAAACACTTCAAAAGCAAATTACGATTCTGGATATTGGCATTTATATTTTTTGCATCTGATGTCTTGCTAGACCATAACAGCAGTTTGTTTCCTACTAACTGTAAAATATAATTTTCTTCATCTATCAATATCAATTCAGAAGCTTTCAATGCTCTCTCGTCCAAATTATACAATTTTGAATGAACATCAAAGTATTCAGAATTATCACTTGTATTTATGAACGTTCTTGTATTACCATCACCGTAATCCTGGACGAATTTTAGCTTGATGGTCTTATACATTGGAATATATGGAATGTTAATTTTTACTCCATACTCCAAGCTACTTCTTTCAAAATAGGCTGGAAGCGTTACACATCCATAAATGTTGCTGTCACGCTCATACAGCCATTCAAATGGGTAGGTGCTTACAGAATTACTATCCGTAAGCACCATATCTCCTATTTGTGTATTTACTTGTATATCTCTACGCATTTATCTATAAATTTACGAATCTCGACTACATTCGGAATACCATGAAGTTCCATCAAATATAAAATGTACATGTTCATATTGTGAAGTACATGCCCATTCTCCACTGCTGCCATTTGCAGCATGATATGAACCTCCAGTAGCGCATTTAAATGTAACTTTTTTTGTTCCCTTCTTTATGGCAGTAAATACGTCTCCTTGTTTCGCACCATTTGATGCTGTAGGAAGAGTTATTACCATATCACTATAGCTGTTACACATCAAAACCATTCCAGAACAATAATATTGTGGTGCATTGTTTAAATCTAAAGAAACACCTAAAGTATAGACTGGGCGACGAAATCCAAGAAAACATCCATTTTTCACAGTAATTGCTGGATATTGCTCTTTATTTGTGCTTGCGTCACTGCCCACATCAATATACATTCCAGCAATAGGTGGAGCACTTCTGGTAAATATGCCATGATGTTCTAAAGAAAAGGCATAATTGTATTGGTCCCAAGATACATTTTGCGCATCTAAAATAACTTTTCTTGTCATTGTATCTGTAGATTGACCAATGACAAGGCGTGCCTGTTCGCAAATCAAATTATTATTGTCAAGAACAAATCCACCAACACTTCCGCTCGTAGCATTTATTTCACCTGTTACAGAAATACTACCTGTATTTGTCCAACTAATATTGCCCTTAGCTAAAAAGCCAGAACCATCTTTCTTTAATGTCCAATAATCACCATTTGATATAGAACCATCGCTATCCAAAGAAACGGTTCCTTTTGAAATAGAATTTTTGTTAATACTCCATCCACCAATTGTACCTTTATCAAATGTTAATTCGAGACCATTAATATAAGAAGTATTAATGATATTTGTCTTAATACTATTAACATCTAACTCTTTCGATGTAATGCTACCAGCTTTTATTTTGTCAGCAGTAATACTACCAGCAGCTATTTTATCTGCCGTAACACTTCCAGCAGCCAACTTTCCAGCAGTAATACTGCCAGCTCCAATACGGTCCGCATCAATTGTTCCAGCAACAATTTGATTGGCATTAATAGTTGACGTATATATACCATTTGCGTCAATAGTTGTCGTGTATCGCTCTGAAGATGTTATGTCGAACACCGTAGCATACGCCAAATACCATTTAACAGGATTGGAAGATGTACCAAAGTTACCAGTGATATTAAAGAAGTTTGTTGAACTAAAGTTACCACTTGACCCTGTACCACATTTAACCTTTCCTATGTATTCTGCCCAATTTCCAGTTCCAGCAGTACTTGTCAGCCAAGTCATTGTGCCACCGTTTCCAATAGCGTTAGTTTGAAACTCTATATATCTACCAACAGGAATCCAGGCAATGATTCTAATAACAAATATCTTTCTATAGCCAGCTTGATCTTGAAAACTAAAACCACCAAGGCCTGGTGATGCAGTTCCTTTATTGACTATTTCAATATAAGCCTTATTGTCATTTGGAATGGTAATATCATTTGTATTTACAACACGTTTTATAGTAACAGTTCCGTTTACAGAATTGTTATATAACTTTATATCATTTATACCATTAACAAATGTTGGATCTCTATGCAGCATTCTACCAAAAGCCATAGCTGAAGCAAATTCTTTTGCTGCGGCTCCTTGTGCATTGGCATTATTATTCGCTGCATCTGCGGATTTCTGAGCCTTATCAGCAGACGATTGTGCATTGTCAGCCTTTCCTATTGCTGTATTTGCTGCGCTCTGAGCCGATCCAGCAGCACTGTTTGCGCTGTTTGCACTTTGTTGGGCGGTCTTGGCATTTGTCAATGCAGTATTTGCAGTACCTTGTGCTGTACTTGCAGCATCTTTAGCTTCTTTTATTCCACTGCTCCAATTCAATACCACATTTGCACCAAATGTAATATTTCCCTTATCGTCCCACTTTATATTTCCGCCTGCAATGGCACCACTTCCAGCAGTATCAAATCGCCATTTATAACCACGAATACCATTTAGTCCAATTGTGATACTTTTATTGGTTGAAGTAAATTCACCACTTGTACCATTCTTTGTACCAATATACAAAGAATCTGAATCAAAGTTCCATGATCCAATAGATCCGCTTTTTTCATTAAATTGGATATATCCACTGGAGAACTTGGCTGTGCCATTCGTGTTGATGTACCATGCCTTGCTTCTTAATCCATTGGTTCCAATAGTAAGGCTTTTATCGTCATTTGTATATTGGTCTGCATTGTTATTTTTTGTACCAATATACAAAGAGTTTTCATCAAAATTCCAACCAGCTATATAATTAGTTGTACCAGCTTGGAACACCAAATCTTTTCCTTTGTATGCAAATATACCGTAGTCAGCAGAAGTTGAGTAAAACATTGCAACACCACCAACCTCCTTAACCTTTGCCAATTGACCGCCACCAGATTTTAAATCATCTGTAGTATTGGCTATTGCAATAAACCGTTTATCTGCATTCAGAGATATTCCAAGATTATACAGACTATTGGCATCTATAGTCCAGTTTCCAATTTTTCCAGAAGTAGCTGTAATTTTTCCTTCAAACGAAGCATTTCCAACCGCATCCATAGAAACCTTTCCATTCGCAAAAGACGCACTACCATCCTTGTTTAATGCCCAGTGTGTTTTTCCATCCGACTGAGAGCTAATAGAGCCTTCAGATTTGATAGTAAGCGTTCCATCCTCACATTGGATTGAATCTGGAGTAATGTCCCAGCCTCCAATTTTGGCACCATAGTTATTGATATAAAATACAACCTTACTATCACGATAACCATATATACCTTCTTCTGGATCTGAAAGCGTAAATGGGAACACTTCACCTATAAAGCCCTTTAATTTTCCCAAATAAACTCCAGTAATCTTCCCTTCATTTGTCTTATGTCCAGCAAACAACTTAGGTGTAATTACATAATTCTCGCCAATTTGACTGTGAGTTCCGTCCCATTCTTCAATCCAATCTACACCTACAGTATTCTTGACAACAGAAAAGCTGAACCTTACTGACGATTCATATTTGCCATCTTTTGTACGAATATGTATCTCCAAATATCCAGAAGTTATGCTGGAATCTAACCCTATGATAGCTACATTCCAAGCGCATTCTCCAGCATTTTTATATGTATATTTAATACCATCAGAACTTGGTATAACATTTACAACATCAAAAGCAACAGCATCGTTTCCACGAGACAATGTAACCGTTGTTTCAGCATGTTCCAGATCTGGGTTTGAACCATCGTGATTGGCAGGTATAGACACAGAAGCAGCTGTAAGTGACAATGAATAACCATCACTTACAGCTGCTATCGTAATATATCCTCTTGCTAATAACTCTGTCATAATTATAATTTTTAGTTAAGAATAGACAGAGCTTGTTAATGTCGTTTCTTATTTAACAACTTTTGCAAGTTCTTTCATAACATTTGTGGCCACTTTTCGTGCCTCCTCACGCCATGCTACAAAAGCATTGTATTCATCTGCATCACCACGTCCTTCTGTGTGGTTGCAGATGATAGCTTCAACATCATCCTGGCTGTACTTGCTGCGAACAATGCCAGAGATAATCTTACGGTATTCTGGCTCCACATCAACATGCCATGCTGTATGCTCAGTAACAGTCTTTGTATCGCCACTGTCATCCATCAAAGGAACAGTAACCTTTGCCGATTCTCTGTTGAAATATACCTTAATCAAGTTATCTCCAAGTTCAGAATAAACTGGGGCTGGAGTTTCACCCTTGTAAAGTTCTACTGGATTCATAATATATATTTAAATACGTATTAAACTGCGTCTGTATAATATTTTCTCCTGGCTTCATTGTAGTTATCAATCATAATCTGCTCACATTCATCAAGCCTTCTAAAATACCGCCTACGATTTCTGATAGTCCTCATAGATTCGCCTGTCTTTGGTTTATTGTCAGTTTTCTTTTTAGGCTCCTTTGGTTTCTGGCTCGGCAAGATATAAGTATTCAAACCTGTTTGTAGTTTCCATAGTCTTCTACAATTCCCATGCTCACACCAGCCTTTGTATGAAGCCAGAATATCTTGTAATCTCTGTTCTGTTTTCACATTCTTCATAGATTTACAGAAATTCTTCTTTATAGACTTTCTCAATAATCTGTGTTCGTGAAAGAATCTATAGCCTAAGAAATCAATTCCTATCTTCTCAACTTCAAATATCTGTTCAGTATTCTTTATCTCCAAACCTAAATGCTCTGACACAAATTTCTTAATCTCACGTAAAATCCACTTAAGATAGCCTTTATGCGAAGACAGCACAACTATATCATCGCAATATCTAAAGTAAAATTTTACACCAAGTTTATCTTTGATATAATGATCAAGTGGAGACATGTACACATTACTCATTAATTGGCTTGTCAAAGATCCAATAGGCAATCCACTATCAACACTAAATATAATATCATCCATAATTGTTAGGAATTTCTCATCCTTATACAATCTATGAAATTCTCTACTCATAATTTCTGGATGCACAGATGGGAAGAATTTACGTATATCTATTTTCAAGCAATACTTTGTTTCTTCCTGGTTATGTCTCAATGCAGCTTGTAGTCTATTGGTTCCATCCATAAGACCTCTACCTTTGATACAACAAAACGTGTCTCGAATAAAGCTACGGACACGTTTATATTCAATTACATTAACGATTGCGTGATGAGCAATACGATCTGGATAATAAGGCAATTTGAAAATTTCCCTTATCTTTCCTTGATCTGCTTTAATTGTAAATCTCTGATACTCACTTGTCCGATATGTAAGATTATCAAACATGTCACGCAATTCAAGCATATTCTGCCTTCTATTCTTATTGAATTTTACAACACCGTACTTGCGTTTCTTACCAAGTTGAGACTTATGTGTGGCCTTTTTAATATTCTTCCAAGACCTAACTCTATCCATCACATATCCTTCTCGTTTCAAATTAACACTTTCATTATTTAAGAGTTTGTAATTTAGATATTTTGAATCAACTTTTGCTTGTTGCCTTCAAGCCTGTGCGTGGCTACTCTCGAATGTTACTCTGAACCTCGGTGTACTATTTACAACGAAAATCCAGCACCTACTATACCCACATTTGCACTCTACGACATCTTCTCCGAGTAAGTATTTCGTTACTAAGAAATGGCCTGGGATTCCTTCAAACTATAAATATTTTTGTTTTACCAATTTGAAAGGTTAGCTGAGGCACGATGTTCCAATTCGAATTACCGAAACCGTTATTCGCATTAACGTAACCAGGCGCACAATTAGAGCCGTTGTTAGCGTTACCACCACCGTGCAGAGGGTTTGGAGGAACCCCACCGCCACGTGAACTGAATCACATTTAAATATAGATTATTTAGTTTATGTCAAGTTTTATCAAAGCTATTATTTTAACACTTATTTAGATTACTTTGACATCGCAACCAAATCTTTTCCGTTAATAAACTTCAACTTACCATAGAAGGCAAGCCGAGGCACGAGGTTCCAAGACGAAGCACCGAAACCGCTATCCGCAATAACGAAACCAGGCGCACAATTAGAGCCGCTGTCAGCGTGACCACCACCGCGCAGAATTTCACCAGCACCGTTTAAGTACCAAGAAGCACCGTAATTCAAGGTATCATTTCTGGAATCTTGCCAATCAATAGGGAGCATATCGCACTTTTCACCAAATGCAACCTTCTTGATTCCAGCCCAATTATCAAGCTTCTTGTTATTGAAGTAAGCAACACGATAATCTACACCAGCAGGTGGATTTCCATTCACTACCTTATTGTCATCCCAAATATAGATTGTGCTACCATTGTGGATATTTCCAGCAATAAACTGCCATTTAAATCCCCATGCTGCTTCTTTTCCAAACAAAGAAATCTGGGAGAAGACTTCAGATGTGTTAGGAGCAGTAACGTTAAGTTTGCCAGTTGTATTACCAAGAGAAAGTGTTGTACCTGTACGTATTGTATAAGCAACACCATTAGCACTTCCAGCATTTGTACCGCCAATAACTCCAGAACCAAGAGTTCCACGTACATTTCTGTTCTTGCAAAAATCATTAGCAAGCAACCAGTCAGCATTCCACATGGTCCAGTTCATCAAACCCCAATCTGTACCATAATTCTGGGCGAGATTCCATGCTGCCTTCATTGTAATACTATCCTTTGGGGTAGCATTGGCAATACTCATAAGGCAATTTTTGCCACCAACTGTAGCCTGGGAGCCTAAGAATGCACCTTCAGCAAACTCATCGTACAAAAGAACAAAACCTTGCATAGGAACAGGGCTTTTATATACACGTCTTACTGTAGAAGATACGTTTACAACCTTACCCCAAAGAGGTGGTCGATAAGCCATTGTCTGGCCGTATGTTCCATCGTGCAATGCTGCTGTACCGTCAGCAAAATAAGCACTGTTTTTATCTGAGAGGCGAGCGGCATATCCTTGCTTGTTTACGATAATTCGTCCACACAAATCGAAATATGTCTGACGGACTTCCATATTACCACCTACAGCAAGAACAGTATTGTTGTTACCTTCATCGTAATCAACATACCAATACATCATATTACCTCTAAGCTCTGCTATATCATTTGTATTCTGGTCGATTGCTGCGCCAAGAGCATTAAGCTCAGACGCAGAAAAAGTGTCACCAGTCTTCTTATTTAATTTTAACAAACCCATAATCTTTTATAATAACTTTAGTGGGAGTTTGTATGTAAAGGTATTGTTCTTCTCCTTTACCTCACACATAAATGTAGATAACTTATCTATATCAGTTTTTGTCAACTCAATTGCACGAGCAGCTGGATTTCTCCAGGTTGTAACCTCTTGTCCAGTCAACTTACTGTATTTCTTCCACTGGAATATAAATTTCTTCTCAGCTTCCTCATCTGGAATTTGCACATCACTTCTATACAAATGCGCTTCACATGGAATAACGCCAGCACCATTCTTCATCTTATCTCCATTTTTCATTTCAATTTTAATGATATATGGGTCAACCTGCTTGAAGAATGTGACAAATTCTGTGTATGTTGCCTTATTGTACTCTATCTCGCATTTAAATGAAGCCTGGTCTGTGATATAGTCTGAACAAACTGTCAATGTATTGGTTCCTTGGCCTTGTACATAACTGTTGTCAACCAATTCAACATAATTCCCATTCTCCATATAAAACCACTTTCTCTTTGTACTTAATGTTAATTCCTCAGAACCAAGCATTAACTTACAAGTAGCAGTCAATTTATCAAATATCTCATTCTTAAAGAAATTACCATCTGGTGTCTCCAATATCATGGTTGGTGTCAAGCTGTCTGTCTCTTGCTTTGTAAAGCATGTAGAACCAGAAATTTTGACATTCAATCTTGTATCTGGGTCCTTCACCATTCCGCTGAATTCAATCTTTAATTGAGCGGTATCAATCAAGTTCTTGTTAATAGTTAAGGTATATGGCAAAGAACTTGAAACGACTCCAGAATACTCTATTGGTTTTTTACCATTAATCGTCCATTCTGGTGATGACACATTGGATATTTGATTGTCAGTTGCTCCAGAAAACAACAACTCTGGAGTTACGACTATTGGGTCAACAACATAGTTAGGTGAAAAGCTGTGATCTAATCTAGAGAAATACTGTACATGATGATGGTTACACAAAAGGTTAAGTTGCATCGACTTTCCATCGTGCAACTTAACAATTGTATATTGACCTCTACCTATCGGTTTCTCTGCCATAAATTACTTACTAAAAAGTTCACAAACAAATGTAGCCTTTTGCGAAATTTCAGATGCGTTAACTGTAATTGAAGAGCCTGTCTTAGCAAATGCAGTGTCTTGAACGCCAGAAGAAGAGAATTTCTTCCACTTAAACGTAAATTTACTATTTGCGTCACTGTCCTCAAAACACTCACCTGCTTGCCATACCTTTGCTGAAAGTGTCGTTGAACCTTGACCATTCATCAACTTATCTCCAGTTGTAGAATAAATCTCAACATAATAAGGGTCTGACTGGTCGAAGAAGGTAATGACATCAGAAACCTTAGTGTTGTATGTACCAGAAGAAGCGTCTGTATCTGTAATTTCACACTTAAACGCATCAAAATTCAAGACTGCCGATGCTGGAATTGTAAGCTCGTTGGTGTTGTAACCAGTACAGCCATACGCCTTCTTTTCTGTCAGTGCTTCCCAGGCACCATCGGTATTCATCTTATACCACTGGTATGATACGTCTGTGTTATCAATACTTGAACCACGCCACATATCGCAATGTGCTGTCAAGGTTGAAGTCTGATCATTCTTGAACACGTTACCATTTGGTGTATAACCAATGGCACAAATGGTTGCTCCAGCATTTGTAGTTTTAGTAAACTGAATCTCAGCCTTAACAGGAGTCTCAAAAGAAGCAATATTAAGGTCTGTATAAACAGCTGAAATTTGTACACGTAACTGGGAGCAATTGACCATATTTTTGTTAATGGTCAATGCGTATGGTGCTCTATCTGCAACCGTTGCGCCATAATCAGCAAGATTCGTGCTACCATTGATTGTATAAACAGGTTTTGTCTTTACCTGTCCCATTTGATCAGTTGTTGTACCAGAAACAAACAACTCTGGTGTAATCACAAGGAATGGACTTGCTGACCAGTCTGGCACAAAGCTGTTATTATCACTATTGAATATCTGAGTTGTAGGCTGGCTACTTCTCAAATACATATTAAGGGATTTCGCATCATTTAAGTCAATAATGGAAATTTGACCTCTTGCAATAATTTCTGCCATCTAAAATCTATATATTGTTAATTCTTACCTTACAATCAAATTGTGCCATATTCCAAACATCTTTTGTTGATATTTCAAGAACATGGCCATAACCTACATGAGCCAAATTAAACAGCTCATCCGTATCTGGATTATCACTTGTCTTTATCCAATCAAAATCTTTATTTTGCAATTGTTCCGTTATCTCTGTACCGCCTCTATATACATGTGCGGTTAAAGTCGTTTGGCCAACACCATTCTTAAAGGTGTTTCCATTTGATGTACGAATTGTTACGTTGTACGCATCTTCGCCATTTCTACGCTTTTGTATAGTAATAGTGTCAAAATAATCAACGTAGTTTGCTGTAACGACACATTTAATTGTTAAAGTTTGTCTATCTTTCCAATATATAGCGTCTGGGAATACAGTAAAGGTTCTTCCGTTCTCACCATCAAACAGAACATACTCTCCATTCGTGTCAAGATAATACCATTTTCTACCACTTGAATATGACAAGAAGTTCGTTTCTACCATCTGTATCATAAGGCTATCTGGAGAGCACATACCTCTGTCAAGGATAAATACATCCCCTCCTATCAACTTTATTGATTTTGGCTTCAGCTCTTCTTGTGCGGTATCGTCAAGGTCTTCCCATTTAATGGTAACTCCTTGTAGAATTATCTGGTCCTTTGTCCACTTAAAACGTCCATTTGCAAAATATCCAGTTCCATCATTCTTAATTACAAAAGAATCATTCTTGCTCGAAATTGAGCCATCTTCATTCAATTTAAGAAGTGGATTCTGAATTGTTCCACCAATACCACCCTTGTTGAACCATGCTCCATAATCTTCTACATAGGAAAGCACATCGTCTGTTGGCTGGTATTGAGTTGCATATTTACCGCTCTCAAATTGTGGTGCTGTCATGTATAAATCTCCAGATGACATAAGTAAAGCAATCTGGAGAGGATCTTCACCCTTAAGCGGATCTTGTATATCCCAATTTGCAGAATACCGCATCCACGTATCATCACCTGGCACAGAAACCGTTTTGACTGTGTGCCCATTTTGAGAGATAAGAACATCACAGTCTTCAGTTGATTTTGCCCAAAAAGAAAAACAATAGCGTTTTCCTAATTTGCCAAGCATCCAAGAGTTAGTCTGAGCATTGAGGATCATTTCTTTATTAGACTTATATACCTCTCCTATGCCAACTGGTGAATCTGTTGCTACAATTTCAGTAGTTGATTCAAAATCACAAGCAATACTGTTTATGACAACGTTCTTATGGATTTTACCTGCATAAAACGTACAACCAAAGCCATTTTCATCTCCAGCCGTTAAAGTACCAGAAATATTTACCTGCTGAGTTGCATATAACCTCTGCAAATAGGCTCCATAGTTTTCAAGTGTTCCAAAAACAGGATCATTAACTCCACTCAGTTTACCAATACGCAACTTCATGCCACCAGCAAAGTTTGCAACAGAAGAAAGAAGGATAATATTCAAATCTGCAATTTCGACATTATCACCTTCTTGCAAAGAGTCATTTACATTTAATCGAAATGTTCTCTTATATCTTCCAGAATTATCTATCGTTATAGCATGAAATTGATATTTCCATTCTGTAGTAGCTTCAACATTTAATGTTCCGTCAACACGTGTTTCATCTTCATATTCAATAGAAGCTACAATATTATTCATGTTCCTTGATGCCTTTATTTTATATGACACCAATACACGCTCTGGATTCTCAATATTACGCTCAAACGTCTGGGAAAGTCCAATAAAAGTATTTGGACTTGATGCTATAGAATTTTTAGTTATAGAACATACACGATAATTGTCGAGCACGCTTCTTTTATATTCTACAGAAGCGTATGCTTTTCCAACAACGTTATATTGAGAAAAATTATCTTCCCAGGAAACATTGTTTACACTTGATGGATAACAAAGACTTTGTTCTACAGCAATTCCATCTATAACATCTATATATGGTGATTGCTCATCACTGGATGTCATATAAATCGCACCAAGTCTATTTGCATCCCACAAGTTTGTAACTCTAACAAAATCAAGTATTTCATTGGTAGAAGGAACATCACCTTCAAGCAATGCTCCTATAAACCAATCTCTCTTTTTTTGCTTAGTTGCACCGTTCTCAATAACAGTCACAGTATCTTGACCTGTTTCGAGAACGCACATAAGAGAATATATCAAATTAGGGCTATCAAAATATTGCCTACGAACAATATCTCCCACGTGAAGCCCCTGTGTCTTTTTAGAGTCCTCACTAACACTAATCTTAAATTTTCTATATTGATATACTGCCATTATGTTATTTCTTCTACTAAGTCTCCACTGCAAGCATCTGAAACCCAAAGTGATCCATTCGTTGCAGATATTTTTTGAACTTCAAGCTCATACACACGCATCTTCTTACGTATTGTTAACTCATCGAATGTTGCACATATATTGCCTGTAAGCTTATTTTTATAAATTTTCCATCCACTTCCAGCAAAACCACTGGAGAATGTAACGGAGCCTATGTCATTGACCATGTAAGCATTTCCATAATGCTTAACACCATCTTGTAATGAGATCCAATATACCCCATCGTTGAAGAATAGCTCGTTCTTCAAAAGCCTGGTTTTGCATCCAGATATACCTATTGAAGTGTCACATTCTATTGGTTTATCGAACACATAGAAATCTGAATCTGTAGTAAACTTTAAGCTAGATGACTTTCTGTCAAGTGGTGCGTATAAACTGGTTGAATCTATATAGCCAATTTTTGTTGTCTTTTGAATTGTATTTTCTACAACATCATCGCCAACATTAGTATTATAATGATATGGTGCCTCAAAAAGCAATGAATCACCATCACTATAAAAACCAGGACCAGCATCACTTGAAAACTTCAAGTATTTTCCAAAAATAACTCCAGAATTTTTATCTGAATTTTTATAAGTCTCTATCAAGGTATTGCCAAAACCATGACCAGCCTTAAAAGACTCTGGGAAATGAGCAGAGCCAAATTTTGTAATCAACTCATACTCATAATCATCGTCATATATACTTGACTGTAAACTAATTGCCCTAGTATTATCATCTCCAAGATTCAATATTTTATTTGATGCAGAAAATGATATAACATTCTTATTCTTTACATGGATAATATAGTCACCGTCAAACTTGATACCACCAGACAAGATATTTAAATCTCCAGCCAGTGTTGCTGTTTTATCAGCAGATATTGAAAATATTTCATTTCCACCATACCCTAAAGAAGCTCCATATAATGCAGATACATTACCGCTAAATACACTTGACCCCCCAACTGTTAAATCCTGGGAAATAACGCCATTTCTCATTGTCCAGTCAACATCTTCCTTATTGGAATTTCCAGAATGATAGAAATCGTAACCACGAAATCTAATACCATCCTTAGACATTGACAAGTCTCCTATTACAATTTCTCCTGTACACGTAACCTTATCAGCATTCAATGCTATATTTCCAGCATTCAATGCCAAAACATCGTTATTGTATGATAATACATTCGATTCGTTAATGTACAGTCCATTTGACCCAAGGTGAAGTTCTCCATCTATCTTAACAATGCTCTCATCTGGGTTCTCAGCTACTGTTTGATAAACGGTCAATATTTCAACACCATTGTCACCAGCAGAAAAGCCGTACAGTGTGTTAAGCTTTCCTGTCATTGAATCTCCAGTTATCTTAACGGCACCCTTAACTCCTTCTCCAGACTCTCCTCCATCACCTATACTTGAAACAACAGCATCGGCAAGTAAAAAAGCAGTATTCTGACGAGTTATGCTTTGATATTCTTTTACCTCAGAATTGATCTTTGCTTCATCTACAGAATACTGCCCATCCTCACCAATGGTAACATAATCGCTACTGGTCCAGTCTGGAAGCTTCTCATTTGCTGAAGCTTCCATTCCTACCTTTAAGCGATTATAAAGCGATTCAAGCGTACTGCCTTTTTTTATTTTGGCAATTCCTTCGTTTAACTTTACCATTATTCTGAAACTTTTACTGTCTTTGATAAGAAACCAGATGTAGCTGCCTTATAAGAATTAATCTTTGATTGCAAGGCTACAAATTTTGCCACATTTGCAGGTGGTTGTGGACCCATCATTGTTGGAGTCAACATAGAAGACAGGGCACCAAGCCAGTCTATCAATATCGTAGCCAATTGATTTCCAAGAACCGCTGGCTCGGTGGCCTTTCCACTTCCAAGATAAACACCTTTGTCGTTGATTACAATTTCCTTTGCATTATACTTGGCAAGTATTTCCTTTGCGTCAAGAACGATTTGCGCCTTATCGTGTTGTGCCTTAATCTGGTCAGCAGTAACTTCAAAAATACTTTTTTCTTCATTCTTATCGCTTTTTGCAACCTCAGTTTTTGCATGTTCTTTGGTGTACTCTGTATGAGCATGAAGTCCAGTTTTTTCAAGCTGATCAACATCTGGAGAGTCTTCAGATTCTTCAAACTCTTTTGTTTCAGTTACACCAATTATTGTTTTAGTATGAGTATCTATCTGAACTGTGTCTGCATGAGAATAAGCTACAACATACTCTTTCAATGTATCTGGATCGGTAGCAATAACAACATCTGAATTTAAATAAGGTATTGTTATGAGTCCATTATCATTGTTCTGAATGGCAGACAAAAACACACCTTCATGCAATCCTACTGGTAATCCTTCATCCTTTGCCTGATTATTAGCAAGACTGTCATTGTACTCCTGGACATCAACCGTTCCGTACAGCTCATCATTCTCATCTGTATGTATTTTTGCAACATATCCAGAAATTCTGGATGTGTTTTTAATCACATTGTTCTTAGGATTTACAAGTTTATGAAGTGCAATTTGTCTAATTGCCTCATAAATTGCTTCATTTGCACTAAGATCATTAAACTGTTGGTTCATAATTATTTATTCTTTGGTCTGGCAATACAGTATGGAAGTTTGATTGTCTGTCTATATCCATCAACTCCAAATTTTGTATTTACCTCTTCAACAAGATAATATCCATTTTTTTCTGGTTGTCGAACATCAAGAACTTCAACCTTCTCACCAGATTCCAGATCATTATAATCGCCAAACAACGTTATTGTACCTTCTATACCATTCATATTGTAACCTTCAAAATAAGCTTCCGCTTCTTTAATAAGGCCTTCTTCAGATATGCCAATCTTGCTTGATGTGAATGGAATAACCGTATATTGGCTCAAATCAACATGGTCTCTTGTTTGCGACTTCAACGTTGCTCCAAGCTTCATTGCTTTCTTTGACAGTTTTGTCTCATTAAGCAACTGGAACTTCTTATGCTTTGTATCGCTGGCACCAGTCCATTCTGGATTCAGTCGAATTGTTATGCTATACTTAACTTCCTTCTGATTTTTTCCTGTACCTTCAAACTTAAACCCTTCGGCTGACACAGCCAAATACTTTGGGTCAGTGTGCATCAACTTCAAATTATCAGAAGCTACATGGTAATCAAACTGGATAACCTTCGGTTGCAACGATTTGTCGTTATTCACAATAGATTCAGCAGTCTTTGTAGAAAAATATGACCGTCCAACCTTTATACATGGATTACCGTCTTTATCTGGCCGTATAAAGCAATACAACTTATATTTAGACCATTCAGTCAACAAGTCAGCAATTGTCAAATCATTACTTAACTGAATCTTTCCAATATTTATACTTATATTGGCTGTATCTGGATGAAGTTTCAATCCTGTTCCTTTAAGTAAGTTGTACTTTCCACCTTCTTTGAGGAAATCATTGACGGTAGCGTTGTTGCCTGTAGTTATTTTTCTGCAATTCTTTCTTTTTAAGTTGCTTGCCAGGTTCTCGCATTTCAACTCAATAGGAGTAGATACGCTACACTTGACAATATAGCCATCAAACTGAGGAGACATATTCCCGAATATCTCATCAATGTTCTTCTGTCTGTCTTCTTCGCTTTCATAAGCACCAGTTTTGTTTCTGTAATACGTAAGATATATTCGAATACGCTGGCCAACCTTGAAATCTTTTGGCGTTGCAGTAGAAGATCCAGAACGTTTCTCAGTTATGGTTCCATCTTGCAATCTTTCAGTATAAACGTTTGTCGTACCATCGTCTTCCAAATCATTCTTTGTCATAGTTCGTTTTATGATGGTTCCACGAGGGAATCTTACAGACGCTGTTCCAATAAGCTTCTTGTAAGATTCCTCTATCTCAATACTTTCACATTCACGAATAGTAAGACATCTGTCTGAAGACGGATCATCTTTATCTATAACGTTCTTGTTCGCTGGTTCCCAAACCAATATTTTACATGCTAGAATATCAAGCCCATCTTGATAATGAACAGGTGTTGAACTTTCCATATCTAAATAGTATCTGCAATTAATGACTCAACTAATTGGGCAGCTTGATTTGCAGCAGCGGCCTTAACTTGATTCAACATCAATGTGGTCCATCCCTTCTTTTTTTGATGTGCTATTGTAATGTTTTGAGCATTAATTGTATCTGTAACAACATCAGCAACCTCATCTGGTTCAACAGCAACACAGGTAAATTGATAAGGCTGTACATTCTTAAAACCGTCATCTTGTCCCATCTGGAAATCCTTGATAAGTATCTGTGTTACATTATATTGCTGAAACAATATATTATACACTTTCAAAATACCCTTGTATTGCATCAACTTTACAAACTTCGACACATCCTCATAAGGATATATATCTGGATAATTGCTTACAATTTTGCCAGTAACGGTAAAATTTATATCGCCTCCAGAAACCAATTCCTTTCTTGAATAATCACGTCCCTGTACCTTTGTAAGAATCAAATTATTTGAACTTTGAGAACTAACATTGGCACCAAGATCACAAAATGCAATACTTCCTGGAACTTCTATTTTGGTATTGTCAAATACACTTTCAGTATTGCCCGATTCATTTGTACTTAAATTCTTAATCTTATCCCAATATGTCTGGATCTCTAAAGTCTGCGTTTTGCCATCTTCTGTAGGAATCCAAATCAGAAGCCCCTCATTTGCTGCCTTACCACGATATTTAAGGACTACACCCATCTTATTGCGTGTCTCCTCATCCATCTTCTTGCCATTTTCAATTATTTTCTTAACCTCTTGGCCTTGGTTCTTGAGATAAGCAGCCTTTGCAGACTTTCTGTCCATATTTCTCAGATAGCCTGGATACAAATCATTTATTTTGGCAAATGCAGTCTGCATAAGCGTTCGTTTTGCAGCATATACATACATGCTCTCATATCCACGAGGAGAATAGAATTTCAATTGCCCATCTCTCTTCTTATAACGTGAGAGAGAAAATGTGCTGTTGAAGCCTAACTGTGAGACTCCAACAGCAACATTATATTGTAAATTTGAAAACAAACTCATTTTTATCCGATTACATTTTCGTTAAAATCTTGAACGACATCAAGCAATGCTGCCGCTAAATCTTGTTTAAGAGTAGCTACAGCAGCAGCCTTATGTTCGTTTGTCAAGTCAATTTTATCTACATTCATCAAATTGCCAATACGTACAATCACCTGCTTTGGAGCAGCCGCATTATTACTGTAATGGTTCTTGTATTTTGATTCATCTGCACCAGTATGAATACGGTTCAAAGCCTTATTTGTTCTTGGTGTCCAACGCTTTGTAGTTGTTGGAGTAACGGTTTCCTTTGTATTTTTTGGAACGTACTGCTTTCCTGTAACATCATACCAACTATAATATGGTTTACCATCTCTTAATTGCCATGTGTACATCTTACCACCAATATACATAGTTTCACCTTCCCTTGTGCCATTTTTTACACCACCAGCACCAAGCAATCCATTACCATTTGTTGCACCAGACATAATTTGCTCCCAATATCCACGATTTAAGAATCCAGCAAATATTGGCTGGTATCGTGCTGGAAGGTCAGCAAACCAAGTTGCAAGGCTTGTGAATGTTCCATTAATCAATTCTGTCACTCTGTTTATATCACCATACTTCTTTGTGTTATGAAGTTCATTTGTGATATTTTGAATCCATTCTGGCGTACCGAACAACCCAAACTTAGGATCAAACAGAATACTAAAACGATTATTAAGAACTCTTTGAACAGCAGCAGGGTCAAGTTGCTTGCCCTTGTCGAAATCCTGTTCAATATAACCCAAATCCTTGTATTGTTCAAGAATTTGCTTGACAATCAACTGCTGTGCTCTTACGAACGCTAATGAGTGCTCTATATCATACAAACTTGCATCTTGAGCTGTCTCTGAGCTTACTCCAGGATCAAGCGTGTGTGTATACAAACGAGGAAAATACATATCTTTCGCCTTGTTTAAGAACACTTGCCTATCAGCCATTCCATAAGTCTTATCAACATTTTTCATCAAGTACTGTTCAAGCTTCTTGATATTCTCATGGTTTGGATTTGAACCCATTTGTGCAAGAATCAACTGGACAGCCCCCTCTTCACTAATTCCGTTACGATAGTCTGCCCATATAGCTTCCTGTGAACTTTTACGCATTGGAATATTGACACCATTGAAATTTGCCATAAAGCGATTGCTAACATCGTCAAATTTCAAATTTTTTCTCCAATTCTTACCTAAAAGCTGTTCTGCAATTGGCCTAAAAGCCTCATCTTTACTCCACCAGTCATCAGCCTTTGTTAATAATTTCGCATAGTTAGAACCTTCCTTTGTTTCTGCAAATGGCGTAGTGTCTTTATTCTCTTCTTTCTTTGGGCCATTTTTTGCTTCCCAATAACGATTATACAAATCTATTGAAGCTTGAAGCTTTTCTTGTTCATTCAACAAACTATTACTTGCAATACGCATATTTCCAATGAACAAATCATCAGTGCTAGCTAAATTCATTTTGTCAACACCAAATTGTCTATAACTTGCAGCCCATTCTTCAGTAATAGCTTTTGCTTCTTTTGTATGTGTTATAGTTCTAATTATTTCTGTTACAAGTAATCCTATGCCACCAACAGCCCACGTCCACGGATTTGTCAAAAGGAACATGCCAGCTTTCCCCAATAAAGAAGCTATACTAACACTACCTATTGATTGTAAAATTGAATACCTACCAGCCATCATAGCTCCAGTAGCAACAGTGCCACCTACTGCTCTTGCTGCACCAATTCTTGATGCCAATCCAAATCCATGTCTTACACTAGCTAATCCAGCAAAGATACCACCACCCTTTGCAGCAGTAAAAAAATACTTAACAGCACTTCCTAAATGCAATATGCTAGCTGTAAAGTTTGCTACGTTAAATAATAACTGCCCTTTAAAAACAGCTTTTATCATTATTAATGTACTCCAAATGCTTTTCAGAGAACTTGCTCCCAAACTAAGCCACATGCTCCACTTAATCCAATCCGCAATAAAGTTCTTACTCCAATTTGGCAAAGCATTCCAAACGCTCATAATAAGCTTAAACATGCTAACCATTGAATCCATAGTCTTCAAGAACAAATCCATCATGTCCTTAAGGCCTTGTGCAAACTCTGGTGACTTCATAAGAGCTATCATTCGTTGCAGGAAATCTCGTATAGCATCTTGCATCTGCTCGAATCCCTGCATACCACTCTCTGTAAATGCAGAAGTCATCTGATACCAAAGGCCTTGTATGGTGTTTTTCTTCTCATCTGCAAGATTCTCAGACAAACCAATAGACTTATCTCTATTCAAATCCGTTACCTGTTTTACCTTATCTGCATTCTGAATCAAAGCCAACGCACCAGGAGCCGCTGTTACACGGAACATATTGTTAATAAGACTCTGGAAGTCACCAGCGGATAATGTTTTACGCTTCTCATTCAATTCTGAGAGAATTGTATTGAAATCACGCATATTGCCATTCTCATCCTTCACATTTATTCCAAGAGCCTTCCAAGCAGCCTTGCCCTTCTTAGTCGGGTTCATCATGTTAAGGAGCATCATACGCAATGTTGTACCTGCATGTGAGCCTTGAATACCAGCATCTCCCAATACACCAAGAGCAGCAGAAGCATTCTCAAATGACATTCCAGATTGATGTGCAACTGTACCAGCATATTTAAATGACTCAGCCAAATCCCAAAGGGTTGTGTTTGTCTTTGTAAATGTCATAGTCAATACATCGGCCGCATTACTCATACGCTTTGCTGGTATTTCATAACTGGTCATAATGTTAGTGGTCATGTCAGCAGTAGATCCAAGGTCAGTATCGCCAACAATAGCCAAATTTGCAATTGGGCTAATTGCTTGCTGAATATCTTCAACCTTCATACCTGCCATAGCCAAGAACTTACCAGCAGAAGCTACTTGTGGTGCTGTAAACTTAGTCTCAACACCAACTTGACGCATAATATCATTCGCCTTTGCAAACTTTTCATCAAAGTTGGCTGAAGTATCGTGAGTTCCAAGAATATTCTTTGTTGTTTGCGAAATATTATCATAAGTTGTCGCATCGTGGAATACCTTTGTAACTCCAGACATCAATGAACTCAGTCCGTATGCAACACCCATACCCTTAACCATCTCAGCAGCTACATTTGTACCTGTTGTTGCGTATGTTGGACCCAATACTTGTCGAACAGATGGGAACAAACTTCTATTTACTGGGGTTCCAGAAGACGTTCGTCTGGATGTGGTTCTTGAAGCTGCTTGACCTGTTGCACTTGCGGCTCCAGCGGCACCAGCTGCCGCAGCAGAAGCACCTGTAGAAGTTTGTGATTTTCCTTGACGTTGACCAGATGCAGTAATTGTAATATTACTCATTGACTTAACCTGCTCGATTTTAGCAATGAGCTTGTCAAGAGATTCCATTGCAGTCTTTGTACGTGCCTTTGGATTGATATATCTCTTGTTAATATTATTGATACTCTGCTGTGTATCAGAGATCTTCTTCATAAAGTTAGTCAAATCAGACTGCGCAGCTCGTGTATTGACCTTATTGCCAGTAAATGATGTAGAAGCATTTTTACCATTGTACACCCCAGCCATAGGAGCAGACATCACCTTCTGAATTTTTCCTTGACTGATAGCATTTCCAGCAACCTTTACTTCATTAAGAAGGGCAAGTACACGAGTTAATTTTTGCTCAACTCTAGTTGTATCAACATCCATTTTGACATGGTTTCTGTTCAAAGATGCAAAAGCAGAGTTTACCTTACCTATGCTCTTTGAAACGACATCAAACCTCTTGGTCAAAGCTTCCATTTGCTGAGTAGCTTCCTGGAACTTACGAATTGATTCAAGAGCTGGTGTTGAATTGACGTTTATTTGATAATTAACTGTATAATCCATTGTTATTCTAATTTTAAAAGAATAGCTGAAGGTTGAAGTATCAAGATTAAAAAAGCCTCTTACCAAACTAGGCAAGAGGCTTCAAAATACAAAATAAATTATTTATTTACGCAAGCATTCCAAGTGCGTTCGCAGACTGTTTTATAACCATTTGCTCATGCAACCATAAAGCATCCTCTGAAAATTGAGCAAACAACTCATCGTCCAACTCGTCCACGTTTATTGCTGGAAAATAATGACGTATATATATCAGTCTTTGTCTAAAGTACTGACTGTCTTTTACTTTCCAGCGGTCGATAAATTTACCAGCTTGCTCTGGCGCAACTCAATGATTCTGCCCAACTGAGGCATGGTGCCATAAATAAATAATGAATCGTCCTTAACCAACTCCTTGTCACCATCAACAAAGCAGTCCTTAGCAAGTTGGCGCATAGCACCTGCCTGGTCCTTCTGTGAAAGTGAAAGGTATGTACTGAATGCGGTAAAAGGAGGCTGCTTGAAATAAGCTACATAATAAGGCTTCTCGCCAAACTCCTCATCACCAATAACCATGATTGGGAACACACGCTTCAGCTTAGGGTCAGCCTCACGAAGTTCCTTTACTTTTGCCACAATCTCTTTCTGGAGCTTCTCATCCTCCATGTAATTTACATTTGCTGTATCAGTCATAACTTAAATATAATATTGTTTTTTATTTATGAATAGTGAGTTTAAAAGTTAACAGGTTTGAAAAAAGGGAAGAAATCTTTCGATTCTTCCCTTAAAACACATTATATTGAAGTTACAGCCATGAACTAGTACCTTCTCCTGTGATAATATCAAAAGGATTCAAGTCGTATTCCTTTGTGATATTAGTATCATCTTGCTTACTCTCAAAGCCATCCTCATTGAAAAGACAACCCTTCAGAGTTACGGTCTCAGCTTGCCAATCCTCACCAGCGTATGCGTTTGTAAATGAAATAATCAAGTCAAACTCGCCCAAGTCCATAAGAGAACCAGCCAATGCTCGAAGCTGGGAAACGGTGTTATAGTCCATTGTGATTGATGCTGTACATGTCTTGTTACCAAAACCACGGTTTACAGGATCACCACCTCGTCCATAATTAGTCTCCACCTTACGCTTCTTATTCCACTTGATTTCAGAGATACCCTGCATGATAGTAGAGTCCTCAGAAATATCAAGAGCTGGAATTGAGACACGAATCATTGACCAACTGTAGGCCACATTATTAATTACTGCCATGTGTCAATTACTTATTTGTTAAAGCAAGGCCCTCAACAACGTCAATCTCGTTAGCCTCACCTACAGGAACGATTGAAAATTTGATAATCAGTGTATCGCTCTTTAATACATTCTGAGTCTTATCAATTGTAACTGCGTAACCACTAATCTCCTCGTTAGTCTGCATGGTCTTAAGAATGTCTCCAACGAGATTCTGGAACATGGTAATCTTTGCAGAAGACAAATATCCAGTGCTAGGATCAACCTTCAAAGGAGAATGTACATAAGGCAAAAGAGCGTTACGAACAGCACGTCTTGCCTTGTTTATGGTACGGTTGCGTGCAATAGTACGGTAATCACCGTTTGAACAAGTTTGATTACCACTAAGGTAAACTCCATTTTCCTTTCCTTGATACTTGCACAAGAAAATATAGCCCTTATCAACAAGGCCATCTACCTGTACCTTATTCAAAGAAGAGTACTTCAGAGAACTTGTAAGCTTACCATCTGTACCAAGCGCAGAATTACCAAAACCAAGCTCAATGTCTGGGAAGTAACCGATAAGGTTGAACTTGTTAACCCAAGCAATAGACTCTTCTACAGAAGCATCTGCAAGACATCCAAGAGCAGCACCAATTACACCTACTGGAGTAAGGTTCTCAGTATTCTTGATCTGCATATTTGTTACATCTGTGTCGAGACCTTGGCTGATAAGAACACTTACATAACGTTCACTATTGATACAAGAAGGAATCTTGTTCAAATCAATGGTCTTTACGTTATCTGCGGTGCCAGATACATAAGAAGTGTTTGCACTCAGCAAAATAGACAAAGGAGAATTTTCATCAGCAAGAGCCTTTGCTTTTGAATTCAAGTCTGTCACCAAATCCAATGTATAACTTGAAGCACCTGTGTCTGTCTGCTTCCAAAGAGGCTGGTCCGTCCAAACACCAAGCTGATTAATCATACCGTGAGCGGCACGCTGCATTTGTGTGATTGCATCCCAGTTGTTTGAACAATCAGCAAACATGATAAACAAACGACCATTCTCACCCTGTATCTTGAAGAAATGGTCAATATGATAATAAGGAATGCCATAAAGCAAATCCTTTGAACTGTCACCAGAATACTTTGTAATACCGAGTTCGGCCAAATCGTCCATAGAGTTAATCTCTATGACATTGCCCTGCAATTTATTTTTAACAGCAAGACCAGCACCAGCAGTAAAGAACTTAGGCTGCTTTGAAATATCAAACAGCAAACCAGTGACTTTCTCAGTTGAGGTTGTTGAGCTGGTTCCAATGTTACCATCGGTATCGCTCATAAAAACACCACCTAAAGGCATATCTTTGATTGATTAATATTAATTGTAGTATGGATTTTTGTAAAGAATAGCACCACCAATAATGGATGGTTGGGTGTCCTTTGTATAAACACAGCCAGTACTATCTACATACAATTCATCATATTGACTAAACTTCTTCAAGATTGCATCAACTGACGCTGGAACTTCTGGAGTTGCCTGGCTTTCTGATTTAGAACCACGCTTTGAAGTCTTTTTCTCCTTCTTTTCCTCTGGAGCAGGATCTTGTGGAAGTTTGTCATCATTTGTATTCGTGTCCACATTCTCAGTTACAACATCTTCTGGAGTTGCATCAACTGACGCTGGAACTTCTGGAGTTGCTTCTGGGGCTGTGTCAACATTTTTAATTTCATCGGCACTCTCTGGCACCTCTTTATTCTTTAATCTAGCCATAACTTGTGTAAAATCTAAAAAAGGGAATGGAGTCAAGCCCCACTCCCTTTAAAAATATATTTTGAAGTATCTAAGTTGATATTACTCAGTAGCCTTGTAAGCTGTCCAAACAGTAATCTCCTTTGGACGAACAATGTTTACGTCCATCTTCATACGCATCTGGAAGAAGTAAAGCTCACTGTTAGCCTGCAAACGCTCAACCTTAACAACCTCTGAGTCGTTAGCGTAGTCAACACCCATCCAAAGGTTAGAGTCCATACCAGTAGAGAATACACCCAAAACGATAGTGTGCTCTGGAACGCCTACGATAGGGATGATTCGCTTACCCTTGAAACGATACTCATTAATCTTGGTGTTGTCTGAGTACTTAACCTGCTTGTCGTTGAGATATTGATCGTACAAATCCCAAACATCCCAGCCAGTTACAAAAACGAGGTTAGAATTCTTACGTACAGCCTTTGGACACTTACGCCACATGGCACGAAGAGCAGCCTCTACTTGCTCACCAGTGGTAAGCTCTGTATTACCAGCGATAATACACTGGCCACCAGCCTTATCCGCTTCTGTTGCATCGGTCTTTGTATTGTCAATAATACGCTTAATTGCACCATCGAAATACTTCATCGGACCACCAGCATTGTCGCCACCAATATCTGTACCGTCAGTAGGAGTTGTAATCTTAGCAGCCGCCTTGCCACCCTTTGCAGAGCACCAGATAGACTCACCGATATACTCGTTCTTCTTCTCAATCAAAAGGCGAAGCATAGTGGCTTGCAGCTTTGGATCAAGGTCACGGAACACAAGATTGCCATTTGGCTGTGCGAATTTCCAATACTTCTCGTAATCACGAGGATTAAATTCAAGGTAAACCATGAAATCCTTTGGCTCCAAATAACGCTCATTGAACGTATATTGATTCAAGCCACCCTCTGTACCAGCACCAGCACCCTGGGTAGTTGGTGTAGGTACATTGTCCTGGATGATTTTACCCAACTCAACAGAAGGAATCGCATACTTGTACTGAATACCAGACTTAATATGGATAAGACCTTCCTTATATGTATCATTACCTTGCGCTGTATAGGTTAACAAGTCTTCAAGTACCTCACCACTATAGGTATTTTGCGCAAAATTTACTGAACTTGGCATATATTATTTATAATGTTTTTAGTCAAGTGTATTAAATTGAAAATCTGGGGCGATTCGAGCCTCAATTTCAGCTTGCAGCTTTTTCTGTGCCTCTGTCAAGTTATCCTTGGCATTGTCAATATTAGCTGGATCAGTTGCGATTTCCTCTGAAATCTTCTCACGGCCTGTGATAGAATCCAAAGTTGCCTTTACGGTTTCAAGATTCGAGTGAGCCATCTCAACCCACTGCTCCTTTGACTCTGGCTTAATCTTTCCAGCCTTCACAGCTGCATCAATAAGCGACTCAATTTCAGCATCCTTTGCCGCACTCTCTGCGTCCTGGTATACTTTCAACTGATTTTTAACAGAAGCCAACTCTTCATTCTTGTTGTTCAGTTCTGTTTCAACACCAGCCTTCTCAATCTTTAACGCATCATAAGAAGCCTGTACTGTCTTCAACTGTTCCTTTGCATTCTTCAGTTCTGTGAGCTGATTTACAACATCAGCAACCTCAGAATCCTTTGGCAAACCAAGTTGAGCACAAACAGAACCAAAAGCGAATACATCTTGTTCTTTATTCATTTCTTGAGAATTTTGTTTTTCGTTCTGATTTTGATTAGGAATAGAACCATTATTTTCTTGTGGTTTAATTTCACCTGCTTCAGCGCAAATATCAACCATCATTTTTTGTATTGCAACTGCATCTGTCAAGTCTTTCATCTGGTTTTTTACCTTTGAACAAACTTGTTTAGAAGTTTTCAATATATTTTCTGCTGGAATGATACCTGCGTCAACTGCTTGTTGAGCATCAAAATAGGTTCCATCACATCCTTCATCACCATCCATTATTGACTGTACCTTTTCTTTTGACAGGCCAAAACGCTTACGATAAATTGTTTCAATCTGCTTTCTGAAAGCATTTACCGTCTGTTGCGTATCTGGGTCCATATTGTCCTTATTTCCGCTACGCAAGAATGGATTGTGAATCATCAAGATAGAATAGTCACGCATATAAGCCTTGCTTCCAGCGGCCCATAAAACAGAAGCCATTGAAGCTGCCAAACCATCAATAACAGTTTCTACAGGAATCTTACTTTCAAGAAGAATACTGAATGTGCTCATTCCATACAAAACGCTTCCACCTTCACTGTTAATGCAAACAATAATCTTAGAAGGTTTAATGTAATCGTGAAGCCACAAAAACTCATCATTGAATTGTCGTGTACTACAGTCATCTATTCTGCCATAGAAGCGCATAATAGCAGGTTGGTCTTCATGCGCTTCTCCTACGACATATTTTAATTCTTCGCTATTCATTTCCGATTTTTTCAAAGAATAGAATGTATTTTTTTTAGATAGTTGTATTATTCACCTGTATTATCATCAATATCTCCATCACCTTCACCATCTGTATCAACATGTGGCTCAAATTTTGCAACATCTTCAAACTTAGGCGTTTGATGATCACCATGATTATCTTGATCGTGTTCTGGAGCATCGGAATGGTTCGTATATGGTGGCATTACTAAATATCTATCAACCCAATTTCGATATTGGAATGAAGAACTTGTTCTAAACCATATTTCATAATCTATCCAGTATGGTTGCAAGCCATTGTCAAGAGATTCTGGCATATCAAAATACTGAAGATTGCATCTCTCATTCAATGCAGATTCATGGTCTTTGGCATCCTGGATGGCATCATTGACACGTTGAAAAACATCAAATCCCTGCAACTCAACATCATCATCACTATTATTCAAATTATTGAGAACAAATCTTATTCTCATTGTTGCACGTCCTTCACCAATTCGTTGCTGTGCAACCAAGAATCTTACATTTACAAATCTGACAAATGCTGCTGGGAAAGCTACTGCGTATTCAGTGTTTCCCTTAGAGCGAATAATGCGTTCAAACTGACCATTATCTATCTTTACCGTCTTAAACAATCTATCAGAATTGTCATCATTTGGGTCAACACGAATAGATTCCAAGACTCTTTTTACAGCCTTATATACATTGATTATAGGATTATCTTGAATCTCTTCTTGTGTTGTTTCATCTGGAATTTCTGGAGTTTCAACTTTTTTATCTTCATCTGGCTTCTTATGCTTATCAACCAAACGAGTTGGAACAATTAATGGGTTCTTTATATCGTTCATTTCGGAAATCCATCAAAAATACGAATACTATAAGATTGTAATTTATCATTTAACACTGTAGAATATCCAATAAACTGTCTTTGAATACTTCTTACACCTGTGTTTCCATAAGTGTGCGAGCCGCTTGGGTCATTGTGAACAGCAGCATAACAAAAGTTTCTTCCATATTGCCTTTTACTATGTTTAAAAGCAAATGGATCAGTATAAATGGAAACGCCACGCTTATTACCAGTCCCCTTAAAATGCTTCCATACTATTGAGTTCTTCAGATTTCCAGTTTCTTCAAGTAATGGGTGTCGTTTTTTATCTCGTCTAGGTTGCCAAGCAAAAGAACTTGCAGAATTAAAACGTCTCAAATAAAAAGACTGCTTGAAAATATGCTTGGCTGCATCACCCATTATAGTTTCAAAGTTAAACACATTAACCTCAAACTTATTAGATAATACAGCCCACTGCATCATTAATTGCTTTGGAGTTATTACTTGTCCAGCCATTTTTCCTTTATTGATTTTGAAATAGATTTCAACTTTCTTTTATAACCTTTTGGTATCTGGAAATATGGATGCTGTGCTCCAAATATTTTTCCTCCCTTGCATACACTATCAGAGAAAATAGGGTTTATGAAATCTGGCTTATCTACAATTTTAGACTCTATATTTGCCAAGTCTTTATGATTCAGAACATCATCGCCTTCTTCTATCAAGAAGCATCTACATCCATAGTCTATAGGTGGAATAAGCCATGCTGGGAAGGATGACTTCGGATAGCTTGTTCCCTCCAATGCAAGATGCCAAGGCCTAACACGTTCATCTCCCTGTGTCATATATGTTAAAATTGTAGACTCGTTGTACTTAACCCATCCAGCAGCTATACCCATAGCATAATTAACATCGTCATTTTCAACATTAGCATAAATATGATTGTATAAATAACAAATGTCTTCACAATTTTCCTCGTTCTCTTCATCTTCAGAATCATAAATTTTAGACACATTATAGGCCATCTGGAATTCTTCTGCTACAGCAAAGTCTATAATATTATCTAACGCTGCAAGCAATATTTTTCGACTTTCCTTGTCCTGTGAAGTCAAACCATTGTTTTTGCTGCGAACCAAATCCATTGCATCTTCAAGGCTTAAATTAAAACCCTGCAACGCATGGTTTACCATAAATTCAATACGCATATCAATGATTGCTTGAAGCAATTCCCATCTATCAGTTTCATTCTGATACTTCTCTAAGAACTTTTTGAAAATTGATAAGATAGCATTATATTCTGCCATATCATCGGCATTATCTTTGGAAGAGGAAACGCTACCAACTATTCCTCTTCCTCGAAAAAATTTTCAACGTTCTTTTTCTCCCCTCGTTTATGGCCATAGCGTCTAAAATATTCCTCGTCAGACATGATTCTTCTATCATGTGGAGATTCACCACCAGTTGGTGTCGCTGGGCCACCGTTAATGCCATTTGTGTTATTAAACTGCTCACCAACAACTATACCAAACTCTTTTTCGATTTCGTCTGGTGACACTACATATTTATTCGTTAAAAAGTCATACAAAGAAATCTTATCTTTGTTATTCATCTCTACACGATTTGAATACTTAAATTCAAGACCTGGTGAAATATAACCCATTGCAACAAGTCTAGGAATAATCTCTTCATTCATCATGTTTTCAATGAAATCACGATAAGCCTCAATGCGCTCTCTAAAAATATCCTGATGGGCAGACGTAGAACCTACGTATGATTGTGTTTCACCAGACATGGTTTCAGAACCAACAATAAGGTTAGAAACTTCCTTGTTAACAAAATCAATAAGACTTGTGTAAATATGCTCAGAATTTGACATCGTAAATGTCTTAACATCAACAGAATCATTGAGTCCTGTTACTATAATTTTATTCTGAGCTGCATTCGCTATATTTTGCGCAAGTCTTTGTCTATCTTGTACACTCTCAGAGTCAGTCTTTCCATGAATGATTGGTTGACCATAAGTATGAGAGAAGTTTACATAATTTGCAACAATAAATTTCTTTGCAAGAATCAATGGTGTAGTTGCAGAAAACAAGCCCAAGTCTCCAGTGTTAATTAACACATAATTGGTTGAATACGCTTGTGTATTCAAATCCCATCCTGGAGACCACTGCCCTTGTCGTTTGACAACACGGCATTGGTTTGCAAGTACATTTCTACGTTCTATAATATTAACCTCTTTAAGCTTTCCTGTTCTAGGGTTAATATCTGGCATTATTTCTAGCAAGGTATATCCATACCATTTAGCTTCAACAATACCTTGAATGATTTTTGTGAACTGAGAACCTTGTATTTTTCTTGTCTCTTCCACATCTTTTATATACTTACCACGATCATTTTGTCGAGCAAGCATATAACGCTCACCTATAATTTGTGACTTAACGGTTTCAAGCACACCATGAAGATGAGCATCTTGTTGAACACATGCCTCATAAAGATCCATCAGCGGGCCTCTATCATCCAAAACAACACCTCTAGAAACGTCAGATTGAACAGTTTTATATCTGCAATGTCTGTCTATTTCTCGAACATATTCTTGAATGGTCTTCTTGCTTGTTCTAAAAATACTCTCCAGGTATGTGCCATGAAACGTTGCCGCAGTACCGATATTATCCATATATTTAGAGTTTTTCAAAGAATAGTTTTATCGACTTTTTAATGTTGGACTATATTTTACCTATATAATATTATAACAACTCATATATAAATAATCAAAATTATAGGAATATCAACACAACACCCTTGTTTACAAGCGTTTTTTGTATTATTATATGTTAAAATGATATTTTTATTTTGCCATTTCAAATATTATATATATCTTTGCACCGATAATTTCATTGTTTAATCAAAATTCAAGTAAAATGAGTAAGGAAACAGAATTTTACAGAATCAAAATGACCTACCAGGGAGAGAAAGAAGACGGTGGTATCGACACCATTAAGTCTGAGGACCTGGTAATGGCATCTAATTACACAGATGCAGAAAAAACTGCATTCAAGTTGATGGAAGACAAGGCTATTGACGATATGTCAACGGTTAAGTACGAAATCCTCAAGACAAAGATTGCAGATGTGATTTACAACAACACATTCGTTACTGACACAGAATTGGTTGGTGGTTTGTTTGTTTATTACTTTGAAGAAAGTGATAAAACAGAGGTTGGACTCTATTCAGTTCAAGTAAACTACATTGAACTGAAAGAAAATGGAAAGGAGAAGCGTAGCACAGAAACGCTTTATATTCCTGCAACAACACCACAAGAGGCAGCATCGCTCATTTCAAAGCATTTGAAGCATGTTGGCGAGACACGTGATTGGGTCATCAGAAATGTCAAATACGACAAGGCTCAGTCTGTTCTTGTAACCAAGAGCAAACACGAAAAGGACGTTGCATAATGACATCTCCAATGGGGACTGGAAGAACTGTACAAACAACATGTACTGAAGTATCTATTCCAGAATTCCCAAAACTCCTTTTTGGAACACACAGTGATGGTAGCAGATTCTTTGATGCTACTGAATATTTTACATCTAAAGACCCATCAAAGGAATTAACTGTTGAGGACTTCTTTGTAAAGTTCAATTTTCAGATTCAAGCAATTGCTAAAACTTACGATTTGAAATCTGGAGATTTTGTTCTCATTAATAAAAGTGGGCACCAATTGATTAACGGAGCTTTTTGCTATCCGTTCCTATCTTATGTCGATCCGCAATTCTGCGCTTACATGAATGAAGTCATGGATGAATTATTTACAAGAGGATTCGTGATGTCAGATACACAAATCATATCTCTTGCAAAAGAACGAATCACGCCAGAATTAGCAAAACAAATATGGAATGGCTAATGTTCAATGGCATAAGGCAAAATCTATTTTAATTTTCAATAATCGAAAGGTTCTGGTGGCTATTACAGCTTCTTTGAATGAAACTGCAAGAATATCAGACATAAAGCCAAGCAACATCTCAAACGCATGTCTTGGGAAAATCATGTCGTGCGGCAAATATTACTTTCGATATTTCCATGATAATGTTGAAATAGACTTGTCAGATGTCGGCACACTTAAATTAGAAAAATATGACGAATTATGTGGTGTAAAAAGAAGAGTATACACCAACATCGCAATGAATCGAAAGAATTGGAAATATAATAAAAACAAAGAAAATGACAACAGAAGTAAAAAACAATCAGTTGAAGGTAAAGGTGATCAACAAGTCTAAGCACGAGCTTCCAGCATACTCAACACCTCAGAGTGCTGGCATGGATTTGCGTGCTAATATAGACGAGTCGCTTACACTTCACCCAATGGAGCGAAAGCTCATTACTACAGGTATTTACATGGCACTGCCAATTGGCTATGAGGCACAGATTCGTCCTCGCAGCGGTCTCGCCTTGAAGCATGGTATCACCGTACTTAACACTCCAGGGACAGTTGATGCAGACTACCGTGGAGAAGTTATGGTTCTTCTTGTAAACCTCTCACAAGAAGACTTTATCGTTAACGATGGTGAGAGAATTGCTCAAATGGTCATTGCCAAACACGAGCAAGCTGATTTCGTAGAAGTTACAGAACTTGACGAAACAGATCGTGGTGATGGTGGATATGGTCATACTGGAGTTAAATAATTGAGTCGTGTGCGTCTTATTAGGCGCACACATATTTATAACACTATTATGGCAAAACCTGTTAGAGCCGACCATCCAGAAGTTATCAAATTAGAATACAACGCAAGATTCATCAGATTTCGACTTATCGAAAGAACAGTGTATATCAATGTATATGATGTTAAAAAACTGTTCAGATGTAGCTATATTCCGTATGAAGAACTAAACGTTAGATGTAATTCATACGTAAGAATTGTATTCTTCAAAGATGGTGGCACACTTCAAGCAATTGAAAGCTTTGATTTACCAACATTATGCAGACTTGGAAATCATGGCATTATATCTAAAGAAAATCAGAAAGCAATCGACTGGATTGTCGAAACTTGCAAAAAGATACAATCAAACAATATGAACCATAAAAATACAACACAAGTTGTAGCAACTGGTACATCTGAATTAATTCATATTTCAAACGATAACGGTCAACGTGCTGTAAATGCACGAGAGCTACACACATTCCTGGGTAGCAAGACCAGATTTAACGACTGGATAAAAGACCGTATCAAGAAGTACGAATTCATTGAAGGTCAAGACTTTGTGAGTTTTACTGAAAATTCAGTAAAACCTAATGGAGGCAGACCAACAACAGAATATGCCATTTCAATAGATATGGCAAAAGAGTTATCAATGGTTGAAAACAACGAGCGTGGTAAACAAGCTCGTAGATACTTCATTGAATGCGAAAAGCGTTTGCGTGAAGGCAATATTCCATCCTACCAAATCGAAGACCCTGTAAAGCGTGCGGAGAAATGGATAGAGGAACACAAGCAACTCCAGTTAGCACAACAGGAAAATGTAGCACTTCAGCAAGACAACACCCACAAGACCAAAGTTATAGAAACATTGGTTAAGGATATTAGTCTTGCAGATATGCGTCAACGCATCAACGAAATTATCAGAAAGAATGGTGTAGCAAAAATAAAGGATTCTTTTCACCGTCTTTACACAGAGTTCAATGCCAAATATCACATTAATGTATTTACTCGCATGAATAATGTCACATACAAAGGCAATGCGATAGACTACATTGAAAAGGAGCTTGATATGATGCCACAGCTTTACGACCTTGCTTGTAAGCTATTCGAGAACTCTTACAACGACATTATGGATTCCTGGGGCAAATCAGCTAAACGTGCTGACAGAAACAGAAATATTTCCACCAGACAACAACTTTTGAATTAATATGGGAACAGAATATAATATACAAAATATTACAGTAGATTGCCTTCTTGAAATGATCAAGAAGCAGAATACTGCTTATCGTGCTGGCACCCCTATAGTTACGGATGCAGTGTACGATGCTGAGATCGAGAAACTGAAAGAACTCGACCCAGAGAATGAGTGGTTCAAACATGTAGAACCATCTCCAGTGTCAACTTCAAGAAAGAGAAAGCTTCCTCTTCCTATGAAATCATTGAATAAGGTCAAAGACATCAATGAACTGAAAAAGTGGTTTTCTTCTCTTGGACTACATGCCGACACAGAACTGATACTTATGCCAAAATTTGATGGCCTATCTCTTCTCCACAATGAACAAACTGGTGAAGCATGGTCTCGTGGTGGCGCAGAAAACGAAGGGCAAGACTGTACTGCACACTGTATTGCTGCCAACATTGTTTCTGATACCAGATATTTATTCACTTATGGTGAATTTGTCATTACTCGTGAAAACTGGAGACAGAACTTTGAAGGTAAACGTTCAGAATACACTGGAGACATTTATAAATCTCCTCGCAATACAGCTGCTGGCTTCCTAAACAGAGATGAGCCTTGTAAGGAAATAGCTCACGCATCATTCTTCCGATACGGAATGGATAACAGCACACTCAACTCGTTTGAGACTTTTGGAGAGGCTATTACAGCAATCTGTATGGATTATCAACAGCCACATTTACACAAGAAAGTAAAAACTAAAGACGTTACAGAAGAAATGCTTCTGTCTCTCTTTAAAGAATGGTCTGTGATGTACCCTATTGATGGAATTGTTGTATATATCAACAAACTTTCTATATGGAATTCCATCGGAAGACATCAGACAACTGGCAATCCTTTGTACGCAATAGCATACAAGCACCCAGACTTTACAGAATCATTTGAAACTACCGTAAAAGGAATCACATGGAAGGCAAGTAAATCTGGTGCATTAAAGCCTGTTGTGAACATCGAAATGGTAAACACAGGTGATTGCAACATGGAAAATCCTACTGGGTACAATGCTGGATGGATTAACGATCACGAAATTGCCAAAGGAGCAAAAATTCTTGTGACCAGATCTGGAGGAGTAATACCCAAAATCATCGAAACTCTTCAGCCAGCAACGACAGAAGAGCAAGAAAGATTATGGGATGAACTTGCAGAATGTCCTCACTGCGGATTTCCAACTTCATGGAACAGCAATGGAATAGAGCTGTGTTGTACAAGTCCATTGTGCCAGGGAATGCAGCTTGCAAAAATTGTATTCTTCTACACACAATGTGGTGCCGAAAATATGGGTGAAGAAACAATTGCAAAAATCCAGAACATAGGCAAAACTACCGTACATGATTTCTTAACCGTGACAGCAAAAGAACTGTTAGGAATTGATGGATTTGGTGATGGCATTGCAAGTATTGTTTTGGAGAACAACAAGAAGCTCCTTGAAGGAATAGAACTTCCAACACTCATGCAAGCAAGTGATTGCTTTACAGGAATTGGAAAAGTGAAGGCACAAAAGATTCTTGACAAGTTGTCAGAAAGCGATGACTACGACAAATTCTTCAGAATGGAATATACTCCACCTCAGAAAGGTGATAAAGTATATGCAAATGCGTCCAAGACCTTCCAGTCCTTCTACGATGGAGTAATACCATTCTATCATTTCGTCAAGGCTTCTGGTCTCACATTCTTGGCACCAAAAGAAGATGAAGTTAACAAAGACGGAACTTGTTCTAGCATGAAAGTATGCGTATCTGGATTCCGTGATGCAGAACTGGAAGCATTCATCAAGCACGAAGGTGGGGAAACATGCAGTTCTGTATCAAAGAAGACAACCCATCTTGTTGTAAAAGACAAAACCGCTACGTCATCCAAAATAATAAAAGCAGAGTCTTTGGGTGTGGCAATATTAGATATTGATGAATTTAAAGAATTGGTAAAATACAACTTGTAACTCACACGTTTACATTAATTTGTGTTAAAATATCGTGTCGAATTGATATTAATCGTGTCGAATCGTGTCGAATTCAAAAATATTTTGTATCTTTGCATCGTAATTATTAAAAGATACGATTATGGCAAAAAAGAATCAATTGACAAAGAGCGATTATTTACCAATGTCTGAGTTCAAGAAGTTATTAAAAGAACTTCATAAAGATAAGAAATACATCTGGGAACTTTACGCTCGTTTATCTTTCTGTACAGCGTTAAGGTGCTCAGATGTATTGTCATTAACATGGCATGACATCTGGAACCGTTGCTCGCTTACAGTAACGGAAAAGAAGACTGGTAAAACCAGAAAGATTCCGTTCAACTTACAGACACAAGAAAGAATTGGTGAAGCTTACTTGTTGATGAAAAGACCAAACCCGAACGAGTTGATTTTCTACAACAAGAAAACAAGAAAACCATTTACAATACAATACATCAACCAAATGGCTAAAAGATGGAAAGAAAAGTATGATTTAAACATTGATCACTTCTCCACCCATACTTTCAGAAAGACATTCGGAAGATATGTATATGATACAAGCAAGGACAAGTCTGAAGCTTTGATTCTTGTCAATAGCATATTGAACCATTCAACAATTGACGTAACAAAGGTATACATCGGCTTGCGTCAAGATGAAGTAAATTCTGTCTTCAATTCTATAAACCTGTAGGTTTATTCAAACAATATACAACTGATTAGCACTCGTATCTAATATAAGTGCTCCCATCTATTTTCTATTTTTAATACAATTGATTATGTGTAAAGAAAATAAGGGGGCACTGGGCCTTAACAAATACCCCCTTCCTTACAACTGCAAACTGTGTGGGAATCAAGAAAACCCAGATGATTTCTGCAACGAAAACAATCGTGTTGTTGAAACGATGCTAAAACAACATGTATGTTTCAACTGCGCATTCTGGATGAACATCGTCAATTCCCAGGCACCGCCAGGACAAATAATTATTGGCCACACGTATTACATAGCGCACCCTTATGTTAAACGACCGATGAACCGTATAAAAGGAAATAACGGAAAGGAAATGTACATAAGAATGTTCAATGGTGAACTTATCAAATCAAACAACGTGTGGTGCAAAGGTGAAATACCAGAACAGTTTAGGGAACAGCTTCCAGACACAGCAAATTTCCTATCTTTAATGACATTCCAGAAACTTGCAAACAATAATCACAAATGTTACGCAAGAGGATGCTGGAACCGATACCATTGTGTAAGGTACAATATGGACTGCGAAAAAGACGGACCATTCAATACGGTACCACAATCATACATTATCGGAAGTGATGAATGCCCATCTTTTATTAACAAAACAGAATTAAAAGACACCATACAATGGTAATATATTGTATTATTTCTGTATTTATAATTCTCATATTTGCAATAGTCATATACAAGATTCATGCACTAAATAAGTTTTACAAAGAGCAATCAACACTCATGCAAGAAGAGATTGAATATATATTAAAGTTTATTCTCTTCCAAACAAACGCACATGAATTTGAACTTTGGGGACTTCGCAACGAATTCGTTGATAAAATGAATAAACTTGCAAAAGAAGAAAAATACGAACAGGCAGCTTCTTACAAAGAAGCAGCTATAGGAATACAAGAAACTCTAAAGTATTGCAGAGAGAATTTGACAAAACCTCAAAAGAAAGGATAATTATGCAACAAGAACAATTTACAAAAATAATAAATGAACGATACAAAACCTTAGATGTAGAAAGTCTAAAGAACAGTACACCTGTAAGTGTCGTTCACAAAATGGCAAACAAGCCTGGTGCCACAACAGCTGACATAGAAATCTGTGCAATGATAACTGCCATGTTTTGCTGGGACCATGATCCTAAAAAGACAATTAAGACTGCAACAGGATTTATGGATATGGCAAACTGGGATATTGCAGAATACGTTAAGTACGGTGACTTCTACGACATCCCAGACAACAAAGTGTTTTCAAGAATGTTAAAGGCTGAAAGCATAAAATCAGTCCTACATAATCTCAGACAAATATACTCTACAAGAAAAAGTATGAAGGAGACAATTGACAACACACTCACAAGTAGTATGTATGGAGATGGAAAAGCCTTCAAGGTTCTTTTGTACGACTTGACAAAGATTTACGAACCTGCCAGAATGGGTAGTCCAGAAAGAAATTCTGCATGCAGTAGAATAAACAATCTATTGCGCTGGATGGTCCGAAGTAATGATATTGACCTAGGAGTATGGCAGACAAGCACAATACAACCATCAATGCTGAAGGCCATATTGGATTGCAAGGTAGCAACAATGGTGGCAACTAGCAATTTCATAGATAATTCTCCATGTTCGTGGAAGGCGGTTGAAGAGCTTACATATAAAATGAAAATGGTGGATCAAGAAGACCCACTAAAATGTGACGTAGTTTTAAGATCAATGAATTCATTATGGATAAAGTAATAGTTATTATAGCGTTTACGTTCCTACTGGCATGTATTGTAGGACTACTGAAAGTGATGATACAAAAAGAGGCATGTAACAAATGCCCCTTTAAGAACAAATGTCGTTATATGGAAGGAACGACTGGATATAACGTGTGTGACAATTACAACATGATATATGGTAATCACAGATTGTAATAAATGCCCATCTCGTAACACATGTAGCGTCATCAAAACTGGAGAATGGGATAAATGTACAATGGTTCAGCACCATTGGGACGAAAGAGGATTCGAACTGTTCAAGGCGGTACTTCCAGCCATCATACAAACAGAAAAAGGAATGCCTCTTTCAGAGCAGGTCAGCCTCGCACAAGAAGCTACATCTATAGCAATTGATCAACTTAAGAATAATCCTAAATGGTAGATATAACAACAGTAAACAGAGTCACCAAGCAAGAGATGAAGGAATATCTGGAGGCCCACATGCCTTATGAGATCAACAATCAAATGCTTGGCAGACTCGCCAAATGTTTTGGATTTACATTGAAGAGACAAATGGTTAACGGAAAGATTATTAGTTTTTACGCTAAAATTCAAACAATATGATTACGACATTAAATATACCTGGAGGTATTTCTCCAATTCCAAATGCGTATGTGGGTTTTCTCTCAGATACAGCAATTACTGTACTTTCTAAAATCATGGAAGTATGGTACGAGAGCCAAGACAACAATACATGGATGAAAATCTCCAGTTCTAAGATTGCAGACAGCTTGGCAAAAAGCAAGAACTCTATTTCAGCAAAGGTAGATGAATTGGTTTCTCTGGGAATCATTGAATCAAAATCAGCAAACGGAAGAGCAAA